ATCACTTCTCAAGACGTTCTCACCAATATTTTCTCGCATTTCTGCGTCGGAAAGTAACGGCGGATTTCGTCTGCAAATAAGAGCGCACGCAAGCGACACGACAACGGCATATAAATAGCATACTATCAGGCGAAAAAGCAAATTACAAGCAAAAACAATAAAATTCAAAAGTTGTCGTTTATTTGTTGTAGATATGCTATATTTGTGTTACTATTTTGTTTCTCGCAAAATTTGGGTAACAAAATAACAATCTTAAAATGACAACGCAATGAAAGAAAAGAAAATCAAAGAGCCGATACACGTCAGACAAAAGAAGCTGAGCAACGGCAACATCTCTCTCTATCTCGACATCTACTTCAACGGCAAGCGCAAGTATGAGTTCTTGAAGCTCTATCTCGTACCCGAACGCACGAAGCAAGACAAAGAGAAAAACAGACAGACGATGCAGCTTGCGAACTCAATCAAGTCAAAGCGCATCGTTGATATGCAGAATAAGAGGTTCGAGTTTCAGTCTGAGTTTGCGCCTGAAACGCTCTTTTACCCGTACTATCGTGCAATGTGCAACAAGCGTCTCGGCGTTGAGAGCCGTGGCAACTGGGGCAATTGGTATTCGTGCTTGCATCATCTGCTCAAATACGAGAAAGACGAAAACATCACGTTTGCTGAAATCACGCCCGAATGGGTGCAAGGCTTCAAGAACTATCTCGACAACGAGGCGTGCGCTTGGTCGCACGACTTCCGCAAGCGCATCAAAGACAAACCGCTCGCACGCAATACGAAGCTCTCTTACTTCAACAAGCTGCGTGCGTGTCTCAATCAGGCGTTTGAAGACCGCATCATCGCACACAACCCGATGCGTGGCATCGAGAATTTCAAGCCTGAGGAGGGAACACGAATGTATCTCACAATCGAAGAAGTGCGCAAGCTCGCTCAGACAGACTGCGACTATCCAGGCATCAAGCGTGCGTTTCTCTTTTCGTGTCTGACGGGTCTGCGAAGAAGCGATGTCATCAATCTCACGTGGAGCGAAATCTACGAGCAGAGCGGCTTCACTCGCATCATCTTCAAGCAAGTGAAGACAAAAGGTCAGGAATATCTCGACATCACTGCGCAAGCTGCTCAGCTGCTCGGCAAGCGTGGCAAGCCTGACGAACACCCGTTCACTGACATTCACTCGCCGACTTGCACGAACACTGCGCTCAGAATATGGTGTATGCGTGCAGGCATCGACAAAGACATCACGTTTCACTGCGCACGGCACACGTTCGCTACGATGATGCTCGACTTAGGCACTGACATCTATACAGTCAGCAAGCTGCTCGGTCATCGTGAACTATCGACAACGCAGCTCTACACAAAGGTGCTTGACAAAAACAAGCAGAAAGCGGTGGCGAACATACCTGACATTCTCGGCAATCAGAAATCAGATGACGACAAATCGTAGTCATCTCATCATTTTCGTGCGCTCACGAAAATGCTCGCAAAGCGTTACAAAATGACACGCTTTGAACAGAAAGAAAGGTCGGAGCTTTCATTAAGTCTCTGACCTTTCTTTTTTTTGTAAAGGCGTAATTTCTGCGCATTATTGCAGGAACATCGTTCCTTTGCCCGTCAGCAACCAATGTGCAGAGACGGCGCAATGGTCGATGAGCGGCACCGCCCATCCGATTTCAAAGAACCCTCTGTTCAGGTCTTTGCGCTGCGTGTAGAAGTGCGCTTTGTCGATGCTGTGCTGCGAGCAGTACTCGGTAACAGTGCCGATGAGCTTTCGTTGCTTGCACTCTGCGAACGCATCGAAGAAACGCTGCATCACATCGAGCGTTGTCTGTGAATATACTCTGCGCTTACTCATACTTCAAAATGTCGCATTTGAGCCACATCACGTCATCGTACAGTGCTTCGAGTTCGTGTGCGTCTTCGTTCTTCACTTTGCGTGCATCGATGATGATTGCAATCTGCTTAATCAGCGCATCGACATCGCTTTTTTGTACCTTATTTATAATATAAGAACGCAAAAGGTCTATCACTTTGCGAGAAAGCGCAACCGTCTGCCAATCAGTCTGCGGTCTGAGCTGTTGATGCTCATTGTAGAACTGCTCGATTTTCATCTCATCGAAGACGGTATCACGCACGTCTGTTTCTTCAACGCCTGAGAGAAAGCAGTCGTTGAAGTGCGCTGCGATGTCCTGCGGAATGAGCGCACCGTACTTCGTCTGAAATTCATTGATGTTCACTTTCATACTCATTGCTGTTTAGTGAATGGTCGTTCTTCGTTTGCGTATGGCAGCAACAGATACAGCGTGCTGCCGCTCAGTCTGTACGTCATCTGCTTCGTGTCGGTGATGCTATACGTGCCGTCAGATGTTTTGCCGTAGGCGTAGAGTTTTCCCGATGTGTCAGATGTCGGTCTCAGGTAGAAGTAATAGTCAGAGCGTTCGTCTTCGCTGTTGTTGTATGTGAAGACGTAGTTCATCGTGCCGTCAAACGCACCGCCCGTATTGTTGTGAGCAGAGAGTATCGTTTGCTGCGATGAGTAAACAGAAAAGGTGATGCGCCAATTCTTCTTGATGTCGTTGATGACTGTTTCTTCATAGAACCACACGCCGTCAAGTGCAGAGAGCGCATTCTTCAACTGCGTGTCTTCGATTGCTGTTTGTTGCAACACTTCTTCTTCGTCATCGCCGCCGCAAGCAGTAAGCAAGCACATAGCGGCGAACATTAAAAGCATTCTTTTCATTTCGATACCCTTTCTATTATTGTGAAAAACTTATCTGCTTGCTCTTTGTTATTGCGTATCGCTTCGGCAAGCAGCTTTCTCATCTCTGAGATTTCGTCAATCGCTTTGTCAAGTGTCGATGATGCGTTCACTTGATTTTGGTTGCCCGAAACATTCGTTCCGTTAGACGCAATTTGCGAAATGGTTTCACATTCATCGTCTATCAAAGACGAAATGAGTTTGAGTGTACTTTCGGAAATAGGTCTGCCTTTTTCCCAATTCTGCACTGTTCGGAGTGATACACCACACATATCAGCAAACTGTTGCTGTGTCAAATTGCGTTTTTCTCGAAATTTTTTAATTCGTTCTATTGTGTTCATAATCAATAAGTTAAACAGTTAAACACTCAAATCTGCAAAAAATCTTATGAAATTTTTTCACGAAACGCTTGCATATTTACGAAATAAATTCGTATCTTTGCAGCGCAATACAGATTTGTTTTGCTGCAACACTCGAAAAAGTGCGCTGCAAATTTACAAAAATAGTGCTTAACAAGCGAACATTTAACGAGAAAATTATAAAAATATGTGCAAAAACAAAAGTTTCAAAGAGCTGTATGAGAGCGCAAAGAGCAAGCCGACACCTGCTCAGTCGTTCATCGAGGAGGTCGCTTCGCTTACGCACCGCTCTGCAAACACCGTCAAGATGTGGCTCGTTGGTCGTCAAGAACCCGATGAGCTTGCAAAGAGCATTCTTGCTAATCACTTCAAAGTTGAACCTGCATCGCTTTTCCCGAAGAACGATGCGCAAAACACTGAATTATGAAAAAGATACTGTTGAATTGGCGTTACTACGTGCTGACGCTGCTCGCATTCGTTATGTTTGTCGGCATATTCTCTGAACCTGCCGAAGATGTGCAGAATTGGTGTCTGACGATGCTCACATCGAAAGTCATCGGCTTCGGTGCAGGCTACGTGTTCTACAAGCTGCTCACCCGTTGGGACGAAAGCGGCAAAATCGCTGAAATCAGCGCAATGATAAATGAAGATGACGTATGAGCGTAGAAGAAAGATTGGAGCGCATCGAGCGTTTGGTTATGCTCGGCTCAAAAGACGTGCTGAACGTGCAGGAAGTCGCTTTGTTGATAGGCGTTTCTGAGAGCCGTGTTCGGCATCTGTGCAGCGAACGTGCGCTGCCGTACTACAAGCAGGGACGAAACGTGTATTTCCGCAAATCTGAGGTCGAGAAATATCTGCTCTCAGAGCGAATACCGTCAAACTCTGAAATCAACTCTAAGGCTGCAACGTACTCGAAAATAGGCAATTTTTAATCATTCACTATCAAAACAACAATGCAAATGAAAGAAGTCAAACTGAAACAGATGTCTCTCACGAACTTCAAAGGTCTGAGAGACGTGAGCATCACTTTCAACGATGATGTAACGAGCATTCTCGGCAAGAACGGCTCAGGCAAGACAACAATCTTCGATGCGTTCACGTGGTTGCTGTTCGGCAAGGACAGCGAAGACCGCAAGGCGTTCAACATCAAGACGCTCGACAGCAACGGCAACGCTATCGAGAGACTGCCGCACGAAGTGAGCGCAGTGCTGACTGTTGGCACTGACGAAATCACGCTGCGCAGACGCTTTGTCGAAAAGTGGGTCAAGAAGCGTGGTTCTGCGACAGAGGAGTTCACGGGACACGAAGAAGAACGCTTGTACAACGAGGTGCCGATGTCGCTGAAAGATTGGAATGCTAAGATTGCGGACATCTGCCCTGAGCAGACGTTCAAGTTCATCACCAATCCGCTCTATTTCTCGCAGCAAAAAGCAGACGTGCAACGCTCGATGCTCTTTCGTATGGCAGGTGATGTCTCTGACGCAGACATCGCAAGCGGCAACGCAGAGTTCGAGACGCTGCTTTCTCAGCTGACGGGAAAGACTATGGACGAATACAAGCGTGAAATCGCCAACAAGAAGCGGCGCATCAAGGCTGAGATTGAAGCGATACCCGAACGCATCGATGAGAGAAAGCGAGATATGCCCGAAGCAGAGAATTGGTTGGAGCTGACGACCGCCATTTCTGACAAAGAGTATCAGCTTTCGCAGATTGACGCACAGATTGCTGACAAAAACGCAGCGTATGAGAGCGCAAGCCAGGCACGTCTGAACAAGCAGCGTGAGATTGAAGCACTGCGCTCGCAGCGTTTCGCTCTCGAAGCTCAAATCAGAGAGCGTGTGAGCGCAGACTATTACAAGCAGAATGCTGAGCAGCTGAAACTGACAAACGAAATCGACAAACAGAAAGCAGAGCTGCAACGCATCACAGAGATGCAGAAAGAGAATGAGCAGCGTCTTGCTCAGCTGACTGAGAACCGTCAGAAACTCATCGCTGAATGGCGTGCTATCAAGTCAGAGACGCTGACTTTCGATGACAACGCATTCATCTGCCCAACGTGCAAACGACCGCTCGACATTGAAGACATCGAAGCGAAGCAGCGTGAGATGACTGAGAATTTCAATCAGACAAAGGCGCAGCGTCTCGCTAAGAATACAGAGCAAGGCAAGCTGAACACTGAAAAGATGAAGCAGACAGAGCAGTACATCAACGCTTGCGCTCAGAGCATCGCAAATCTCGAAGCGAAGTTGCAGACGCTGCAAGCAAGCGCATCGGAGAGCAAGGAATTGAGCGTTCCTGACGCATCTCCTGCGATTGAAGCAGATGAGCAGCACAAATCATTGTCGGCGCAGATTGAAGCTCTCACGGGCGAAATCTCGCAGTCTGTTGCTATGCCTGACGTTGATGAGCTGAAAGCGAAAAAGAAGTCTCTCTCTGACGAACTCTCACAACTCAAAATACGTCTCTCTCGCAAAGAAACTATCGAGCGCAATGACGCACGCATCAAGGAGCTTGAAACGCTGCTTCGCTCGCAGAATGAAGAACTCGCACGTCTCGAAGGCATCGAGTTCACGATTGCAGCGTTCAGCAAAGCACGTGTGCAAGCTATCGAGCAGCGCATCAACGGTCTGTTCAAGTTGGTCAAGTTCAAAATGTTCGAGCAACAAATCAACGGCGGCGAAGTCGAGACGTGCATCGCTACGATTGACGGCGTGCCGTACTCAGACCTGAACAACGCAGGCAAAATCAACGGCGGTCTCGACATCATCAACGCAATATGCGAGTTCGAGCAGATAACGGCACCCGTATTCTGCGACAACGCCGAAGCAGTGAACACGCTGCTCTCTACACGTTCACAAATGATACGTCTCGTTGTCTCTGACGATGAGACGCTGACAGTTCAATAATCAATTTTTTATGTTTCACAATTCTAAATTCAACGCAATTATGGCACAGAATGGAAATCTGCCGACCGCTCAGCAAAACAATGCGGTCACGAAGCAGCACAAACCAATTGAGCTGCTGAAATCGATGCTCAATGCACCGTCAGTTCAAGAACAGTTCAACAATGCGCTGCACGAACACAAAGACGCATTCATCGCATCAATCATCGACCTTTGGACTTCGGACAAAGCACTGCAAGGCTGCGCACCGCAAGCAGTCATCGCCGAAGCTCTGCGTGCAGCTGTTATGAAACTGCCGCTCAACAAGGCACTCGGCTTCGCTTACATCGTTGTCTTCAACAACAGCGTCAAGAACGCTGACGGGTCGTGGACGAAAGTGCCGACACCGACATTCGTTCCAGGCTACAAGGGCTACATTCAGCTCGCTATGCGCACGGGACAGTATCGCACAATCAACGCAGACGTGGTCTATGAGGGCGAACTGCTCTCAGTCGATAAGCTGCGTGGCACGATTGATTTCAGCGGCAAGCGCACCTCTGACAAAGTTGTCGGCTACTTCGCCTACATCGAGAATTTGAACGGTTTCTCGAAGACGCTCTATATGTCGCTCAGCGATATGGCAAAGTATGCGAAACGCTATTCGCCGTCAGTGCGCAAGGACACGACAGTCGAACAGCTCGAAGCACTCGCACAGTCGCAGACTGCATCGAAGAAAGTCGGTTGGGAGGGCAACTTCAACGATATGGCAATCAAGACGTGTCTTCGCCGTCTGCTCTCTCACTACGGCTATCTCTCAGTCGAGATGCAAGACGCTATCTCACACGAAATCGAGAGCAGCGAAGCAGACAGAAACGACCTTATCGCTGAGAATGCGAACGTGCAGCAAATCAATCTCGATGCAGCGTCATTCGAGGTCGTTGATGCTGATACGGGCGAAATAAAGAACGCTGACGCAGCTGCTCAGACGAAAGAAGAAGACGAACCCGAATACTAACACTTTAACTCTCACTATCGCTATGGTCTTGAAGTGTCTTGGCTCATCATCTGACGGCAACTGCTATCTGCTTACAGCGTCTGACGGCTCTACGCTCATCATTGAGTGCGGCGTTCAGTTCACGCAAGTCAAAAAGGCTCTGCACTGGTCGCTCGGCGGCGTTGTCGGCTGCTTGGTGAGCCACAGACACAAAGACCACAGCAAGTACATCAAAGACGTTCTATCGTGCGGCATCACGACACTTGCGCTTGAAGACGTGTTCGAGAGCGCACAGCTGAGGAACAGAGTGTGCTGCAAAAGCATTGAGCCGCTGCACGGCTATGTCATCGGCGGCTTCAAGGTCTTCACGCTGCCGATGTGCCACGATGTGCCGTGTCTCGCATTCATAATCGAGCATCGTGAAATGGGTCGCTTGCTGTTCATCACAGACACGATGATGTGCGAATACAAGCTGCCGAAGATGCAGCACATAATGATTGAAGCGAACTACTCTGACGCAATTCTGCAAGCGAACATCGACAACGGTGTTGTTCCTGCATCGATGAAAGACAGATTGCTGCACTCGCATCTCGAATTGAAGACAACGTGCGGCATTCTCACTGCGAACGATTTGTCAGACGTGAACGAAGTCATTCTGCTTCATCTGAGCGGCAACAACTCATCGAAGTTTCAATTCATCGAGACGGTCGAAAGATGCTCAGGAAAGACGACCTACGTAGCGGAGAGCGGCTTTGAGACAACTCTAAGTATAAACCCATATTAAAACAGAAAAGACAATGGAGATTTCAAAAGAAAGACTATCTGCGGCGTTCCGCATCGCAGACGATAACACGAAGAAAGTGCTGCACGCTCTGTTCGGCAAAGACGTTCAGACAGACGAAGCGGACAACAGACCGATAACAGAGCGTGTGAAGTCATACGAAGACGCTTGCAAGTTGCTGCACAAAGTGCCGATGCTTGACAGCTGCGAACTCGCTTTTCACACAGAGAATGCTTTCGGCGAACGACACGACTGCGACTTGCTCGACCTACCTGAACACGTGAAAGCATATATGAAGCTCTGCACTATCTGCGAAGCTCTCAATGAGGGGTGGAAACCGACATACGCAGATAATGAGTATCGCTATTATCCGTGGTTCTACTTCTACACGAAAGAAGAATATGAAGCACTCGATGAAGATGATAAGGAAGAGTGCCGTGTCGTTGGTCGTGCGTACAACAATGCGTATGCGTACGGCGGTCTCGCCTATGCGGGCTCGTACTACGCATCATCGAACTCGTACACGAACTTCGGGTCTCGGCTCGCCTTCAAAACACGTGAGTTAGCGATTTACTGCGGCAAAGCGTTTCTCGATTTATGGTGTGATTATCTGCTTGCGTGATTATGGACGATTACGGGTATATCAAGCTCAGTCGCAAGATAACAGAGATGGACGGCTACTTCGGCGAGCGGTTCAGTCGATGCCAATGTTGGGTCGATTTGTTACTGCTCGCCGAATGGCGACCGCAGCGTCTGTTCTATATCCGTGGCATCAAGGTCGTCATCGAGCGTGGTCAGGTTGCAATCTCGTTCAAAGAACTCTCTCAGCGTTGGCAGATGAGCATCAACACTGTTCGCAAGCGCATTGCAGAGATGATTGACGATGAGCGCATTGAGTGTATCTGCACGCAACCGATAAACGTGTTCAAAATTGTGAAATATAATGATTATCAGGACTGCACCAAAAGTGATACGCAGAAAAACACTGAAAATAAAGCACATACGAGCATTTTTAGCGGTGCGAGTGATACGCAAAATGATACGCAAAGTGATATACAAAGTGATACGCAAAATGATACGCCCTATAAGAATAATAAAGAATATAAAGAAAATAATATAAAAGAAGAAAGTATAAAGAAGAAAAGCGTTTCACGCTTTCTTCCTCCCTCTATCGAAGAAGTCAAAATTTATATTCAAGAAAAAGGGTACGATGTAGATGCTGAGCAGTTCGTGAACTTCTACGAAAGCAAAGGTTGGTTCGTAGGCTCGAACAAGATGAAGAATTGGCACGCTGCCGTAGCGACTTGGCAGAAAAGAAATAGTGAGAGAAAACAGAAAACAAACAAAAACAAGAATGACAATGCAGGAAACTCAGAAAATAAACGTGGCGGCGCTGAAATCATTGCTACTTCGGCGCAAGACTATCAAGGGGACTTTTGATTTCCCTTTGACGCTCGAACAGACGCAAGACGCACTGAGCGCAGCGTATCAGGCTGAGGTTGCTCACAGACGGCAACCATTTGCAGACAGCTCTCTGTTGCAGTCTTACATCGCTACGAGCGCACAGTGGCTCACTGAGCAACAGACGTTCGGCTTGCTGCTCTGCGGTCTTCCAGGCAACGGCAAGACAACGCTCGCAAAAGCAATCGCATCGCTCATCAATGTGCTGAACTTGAAATCGTCTTACGGCGATGCAATGGCGATGCGCATCATCGATGCGAAAGAGCTGACACGACTGAACAGAGAGCATTACGAGCAGTTCAAGCAGTGGCGCAGCGTGCCGATGCTGACGATTGACGATTTAGGCGAAGAACCGACCGAAGTGCTTGACTACGGCAACATCATCTCGCCAGTCATCGACTTGCTGACGTACCGCTACAATGAGCAGCTGACAACGGTGATAACGACTAATCTCATCAAGAAGCAGATACGTGAACGCTACGGCGACCGCATCGCAGACCGCTTCCGTGAGATGATGACGACAATCATCTTCGAGAACTCATCGTACAGAGGTCAAAAATGACGTTTTCCTGCTCTCTCCTGAACTTTCAGCGAAAAGATGAAGACTTTATCGACCGAAACACTGAAACGCTCGGAAAACGCAGGAAACGCAAAAATAACAAACTTAAAAAACGCAATTCAGAATGAAAAGAGAAATCAAATTCAGAGCATTCGGCGCAGGTCTATGGCGATACGGCGACCTGCGAACAGTCGGCAAGCAAACGCAAATCGTAAGCACGAAATACGATATGACGTTCAATATCGACACGAAAACAATCGGACAGTACATCGGCATCAAAGACATCAACGGCGTTGAAATCTTCGAGGGCGACATCGTAAAAGCTATGCCGCACTATGGTCGTAGAACAAAGAAGAACTATACAGTTGTATGGTTCGATGAAAAACTGCAATTCGCATTTTATCGCAAGGATAAAGACGAAGAAACTTTGTTGTCTTTATCTGACATCTACAACAAAGAGATTGAAGTTGTCGGCAACATCTACGAAAACGAGAAAGGAGACGCACAATGAAAAACGTACCGAAAAGAGTGTTCTTGCAAGTCGGTGAGCTGACGCAAGATGAAATCAGAAACGTGGACTTCAATGAGCTTGACGAAGTAACGTGGTGTGCGAACAGAGTTTTTGACACAGACATCGAGTTTGTGCTTGCGCACACTGAGAGATACAAAGAAAAGCGAACATCAACGAGAAAGGAAACGAACAATGAATGAACCGAAGAAAATCTATCTGCAAGTCGGTGAGCAGTACAACGCTGAGAAAGACGATTTCAGAGAGTTCGTCAGCTACGATTGGGAAAAGCACCCGATACACACAAACGACTTGGAGTTCACACGTCTCGACAGCGTGTGGCACGATGCGCAGACAGAAACGCCCGAAGACGGCACCGAAGTGCTTGCAGAGTTCGACATCAGCAATCTGACTTCCTACAAGCCGCATTTCTACGGCGTAGCGAAGTACAAAAAAGGACACGGCTACGATTACCGCTGCGTGTACTATGTCAGCAACAATGTAATCAGGTGGGCGAACATCGAAGATTTGCTACCTAAGAAGAAATAACATAATCAACAAATAAAACGAAGCAACAATGAAAATCTACATTGCAACACCAATCAACGCACGCTCAGAAAGAACGTTCGCTGAAAAGCAGAGAGCAGCAAGGCAACGCTGCAAGCTGCTCAAATCAATCATCGCTGACGATTACGACAAAGACACAGAAATTGTCAGCTTTCTCGATGCAGTGCCGACAACGGCAGGAATGCAAGAACACGAAGTGAGCGAAAGCGAAGCTCTCGGACGCTGCATTTCGCTACTGCTCACGTGCGATGCTATCTATCTCGACCACGCTTGGCAGTCATCGAAAGGCTGCAATCTCGAATACAGAGCAGCGAAAATCTATGGTCTCGACATTCTCGAACACGATAAACTCTGACTGACGTATGGAACTGAAACAGACACAACGACTGAGATTGTTCTACTGCAAAGCGAAAGGCGGCTATGTCGGCGGTATGTGCATCGTAGCAGCGAACTCTGCGCTCGAAGCATACGGCTTGGTATGCGCACACTATGAAATCGTCAGAGACTTCTATCATCTCGAAGACTTCACAGAAATCGAGAATGCTGTTCACGAATGCGCTGCACCATACGTCATCGCAGAATGCTCGCACGAAGGCTAAGAATAATTATAAAATCGTAGAGTATAACAACAGAATATAATATAATATCAAGAATAATAAAACATCGTAGAATATGCTGAAAGGATTTGAAAAGCAGACCGAAGAACTGAACGCATACGAGCTGCAAACTCTCGTTCCCGTCTTGGTCGCAGGTCTAAGGTGCAAAGTCGGAAAACGATGCGCCGTAACAAACAAGTACATCGTGAGAATGCTCAAAGACAAATATCGTGTCTCAGATGTCAGAGTGAGAAAAGTCATCAACTACATTCGCCTGAACGCTCTCGTTCCGTGTCTCGTTGCTACGTCTGACGGCTACTATGTCGCACAGACGGAAGATGAGCTGAGAGACTATGAACAGTCGCTCTACGGTCGTGAGTGCGCCATTCGCAATGTGCGTCTCGCAATCGCAAAGCAGCGTGAACAGACGTTCACACGTGAACCGAACTTATTCAATCAAAATTAAAAAATCGCAATTATGAAAGAGCAAGAAGAAGCTACAAACAAAAGCAAGCAGCAAGTCGAAGCAAGCGGCGAAGAAGAATTTATTCTCGAAGAACTGTTGCAAGACAAAGAGCTGCGCACGCATCTGCAAAAAGTCATCGATGCGCAAGAAAAGCACTATGATTTAGTCGAAAAGTCGCTCAAAGAAGACCAACGACTGCGCTCAACGCCGATACTGAAAATCAGACGTGAGGGAAATCTGAATGTCGATTATCTGCTCGCTGAGTTTCAGCGTGTGCAGGATAGAACTTCGCAACTTTCTGCAAATCAGAGAAATGCAGTCGCCGCTCTCGTATGGAAAGCACTGCAATCGTTGATGAGCGAGAAAATTCAGGCGAAGATGAAGACAGTGAGCGCCGAAAGTGCCGAAGAAATTAAAAAGCAGTAAATTCAAACATCAAAATCAGAATGAGTTATGACACAGCAATGGATTTTAGTAAAAGTGAAAAGTGAGAAAACCGACGAGAAAGGTTTTCAAAAGAAAGTGAGTGAACACTATCTCGTTGATGCACTGACGTTCGCCGAAGCAGAGCAGAGAGCGATGACAGAGCTTGAAGCGTACGGCGATTGCGAAGTCGCAGCCGTGAGCAAGATGAAGCTCGATGAAGTGCGTCTATCAGGCGAGGGAGACTTCTACTTCTACAAAGCGAAAATCGCAATGATTTCGATTGACGAAAAGACGCTGAAAGAGAAAAAGCACAGTATCTATGCGCTCGTTCAGAATGTCAGTCTTGCGGCTGCGCTGAAAGAAGTCGAGACGCTGTATGCACCCGTGAACGGTCAAGTCGAGAAAATCGAGCAAACGCAGATTGTCGATGTGCTGCTTCACGAAAGCACTATTGCAGAGGGTAAAGCTGAGAAACGATGAATGCACGTCAGTTTTACAGCAAGGTCGTAGCGATGCGTGAAGCACAGAAAGAGTACTTCCGCACTCGCAGCACGCAAGCTCTGCAAAAGAGCAAGGCAATCGAGAAAGAGATTGACGATGAGATTAAGCGTGTCGAAACACTGCTCGATGAGCAGGAACAGAAACGACAGCTCAATCTGTTCGGAAATGAGTTCAACGAAAACGAAAGGTAACACACAAATGAAAATGGAAAAGAAAGTAATCATCACACTATCGAAGAAGTTCCCGAAGAAGCACTCAAAGAGCGGTCAGCCGACAGACTTCGCAGAAAAGCTCGCAAACACGCTGCACGACAAAGACGGTTGGCGCAAGCTGCACACTATTCGGCACAACTTCGATATGTGGCAACACAACATCGAGAAAATCAATGCAGGGCGTTTCTTTCTCTCTGTTCGTCAGTGGTCGGCGGCACCGTACCGCAGCAAGCAGGAAGAAATCGAGCGCATCAAGAAGCTCGGCTATCAGCGCATCTCTCTGCGCTATGACAAAGACACTGACACAATCACTGCGCTCATTGACGGCACGAAGAAACTCGAAGACTTCGGCATTCTCAATCTTGCGCACAATGACGGTCTCTCGCCCGAAGACTTCAAAGAGTGGTTCTTCGGCGACTGCTCAGAGAGCAAGACGTTCAACGGCATTATCATTCACTTCACAGATTTCAGATATTAACAGACTATGGCATCAGTAAATATGGCAATAATTGTCGGCTACGTTGGCGATGCGCCACGTGTGCAGACACTACAATCAGGAAGAAAAGTCGCATCATTCTCTATCGCTACGACTGAGAAAGGCTACACGACACGCAGCGGTGTGCAGATACCCGACAAAACAGAGTGGCACAACATCGTCATTTGGGGCAGTCTCGCCGATGTCGTAGAGCGTTTCGTCAGCAAAGGCACGCAGCTCTACGTTCAAGGCAAGATACGCACACGACAGTACACTGACAAAAACGGCGTGAACCGCTTCACGACAGAGATTGAAGCAGAGACAATTCAGATGCTCGACAGAAAGACGCAGAGCAGTCAGCAAGCAACTGCACAACCGCAAGCACAGTACGCAGACGCTCAGCAACAGTCTGACGATGAGAGCAAAGACGATTTACCGTTCTAAACACACTCAATGACTATGGCAGAAATCAAGACAGCAATCGAACTGAACCGCCAGGACAGAGCAGACCTTCTGCACAAGACGCTGCTCAATGAGATGCGTGCTTTGCTCGAACATTGGGACTTCGCATTGAAGCAGCTGCGTGTCAAGTACGACAGCGAGGGCAACATCGAAGACGTACTCATCAACTACGAAGACAGACACAACTACGAGGGCGAAGAACGATACGACAACTCACAGATAATTCAGCAAAGATGAGACACGTTGAAAGCAAGATACAGCAAGACTGCGTGAAGTGGTTCAGGCTGCAATATCCGAAGCTCGCTCTGTTGCTGTTCAGCGTGCCGAATGGCGGCGCAAGACGGCGCATCGAGGGCGCAATCTTGAAAGCAGAGGGTGTTACGGCAGGTGTCTCAGACTTGCTGCTCTTATACCCTGCGAAGCACTTTCACGGTCTCGCAATCGAGATGAAGACGAAGAACGGCGTGCAGCGTGCATCGCAAAAGACGTGGCAGAGCGCAGTCGAGAATGCAGGCTACAAATACATCATTTGCCGCTCTTTTGACGATTTCAAGACACAAATCGACAGTTATCTGCTCTGAAAACGCCGTTTTTTGTTAAATTTTTCTTTTTTTTGAGGAAAAGAGTGCCTAATACGCACTCTTTTTCTTATCTTTGTCTCCAAAAAATAGAAGTATAACACTATGAAAGGTAACGGACAACTCGAAATCGCTCAGTCGGTTATGCTCATTCCGATTTCTCTGCTCGACACGAATGACGGGCAGATTGACGGCGTGCCTGAAAATCCACGTCTCATTCAAGACGATAAGTTCGCAAAGCTGAAACGAAACATCGAGACGTACCCTGAGAATTTGAAATACAACCCGTGCAAGGTTTATCCGCTGAACGGACGTTATGTCGTACTCTGCGGCAATATGCGACTGCGTGCGATGCGTGAGCTGCAACTGTTCGAGAAAGTGCCGTGCATCATCTATGATGAAGACACGCCGACAGAGCGTCTTTGCGCTTACGCTATTCTCGACAACAACTCGTTCGGTCAGTACGATTGGGATATGCTCGCAAACGAATGGGACGCAGCGCAGCTCACTGAGTGGGGCGTTGATATACCGACATTTGCGAAAGAAGAAATCAGCACCGAAGACTTCATCGGCGATGATGAGCTTGACGGCGAGAGAGACGATAAGCCGTTTGTCGCAAAGCTGACGTTCGACAGCGAGAGAGACATCGAGCAGTTTCAACAGAAATACGCAGATGCTCTGAAAGATGAGTTCAAGTGTACAATCAGCATAAGCGGCGGTAAGCTATGAGACTGACGATTGCTTCAAACAAGGCGATACGCTATGCGTGTATGCACTTTCACTATGCGAAAGCAGTGCCAGTGAACACGCTCGGCTACAACGTCTATAACGACAGCGATGAGTGGTGCGGTGTCATTCTCTACGGCACGGGAGCGAACAACAACATCGGCAACAGCTACAATCTGCCGCAAGGCAGCGTGCTTGAACTCGTTCGTGTCGCTCTGAACGGCAAGCAAGAATGCACGTCAAAAGCAGTCTCGATGTCGTTGAAGCAGTTGAAGAAAGATTGTCCGCTTTGCAGGCTTGTTGTCTCGTATGCAGACTGCGACCAAAACCACTTGGGAACAATCTATCAGGCGACAAACTTCATCTATACGGGAACCAATCTGCTCAATCAGCACGATAGCAGTTGGTGGATACACGGCAAACGCTATCACGGGCGCATCATCTCAGATTGGGTGAAAGAACACGGCGGACTGAAAGGTCTCACACGTGAGCAGTTCTTGAAGAAGTATTACGACCCGAACGCAAGACCGCACATCACGCAAGGAAAGCGCAAGTATCTCTACGCTCTCGACAAGAAGATGCGCAAAGAGATTTTGAAGCTCTCGAAGCCGTACCCGAAGACAGATGCAGATTGGCACAAAATAGACAGAAACGAGTTCAAGAAAGAACACGATAAATAACTCAATTATTCACTTAATTCACTAAGAAATGAAACGTTATCAGTTTGATGCTCAAAAGAGCAACAGTGAGAAAACATTCGACTTCGATGCAATCGTATCGTTGATGAATGCAGCTGCGAACAAGGCTTTTCCTGCATCGCTGCCGCTCGAAATTCAGGCGACACTTGCGACTGACGCTGACGGCGACTATCAACCACGTGTGCTTGACAACATCTTTATGGCTTCGCTCTTTATGGAAGACGGCAAGCCGACAACCATTGAATGCACTGTTGCAGATGAGGAAGTTGTCGCTAAGAAAGTCAATAAGATGTGGTGCGAAGACAAACCAATGGCGGCAGTCGTGCGCATCAACCTCAATGAAGTGCTTGCACGACTGAACGAAGCAAATCTCGTTCGCAGAGTGCAGAGTGCGAACTTCACTCTCAGAATGCCGCTTTTTGGCTCTGTTGAACCCGTTTACTGCTTCTACGCAGGAACTGAGCATAACATCGCTCACTTCATTCACGTAGGCGCAGAGAGCGGCAAAATCACTGAATACTAATCACTCGCTCTCTATGAAGTACAGAAAGAACACGTGCGAGCAAGCACGTGAGTACATCTCGGCTCACGGCTTGATTGACTACGGCGGCTCTACGCTCACAGACTTCTTGAAGTCTCTCGGCATCGACCAACGCACATACTATCGTTGGCTGCGTGAGCGCAGAGACTTCGCCGATGCTATCGAGCAAGGGCGTGAAGCGTACAAGAAGACGCTCACGCTCGAACTCTCTGTTACGCTCGCACAGACGGCAAAAGGATATGACAAAGTGCTTGAAGAAACAGAGTACACGCCCGATGCGAATGATGCGAACCGCCCACGCATACGCAAGATGCGAAGACGAACAGTTCACTATGCGCCGAATGTCGGTGCCGCTATCTTCTTGCTGACTAATCTCGACCCTGAACACTATCAGCAACGACAGCGCAATGACATTCATCTCAGAGACAGAGACGATAACGAAATGACGATTGACGAAATCAATGCTGAAATCGCACGTCTCGACAAACTGAACTCGAAAGATATAGACACGAAAGAAGATAATGAATGAGCGCAATCGAGCGAATGCAACGTATATTGCAGTTGAAGCAGATGAGACTAAGGCTCGAAGCTCCAACGTCTTTTGCGTGCTTTCTCGGTTACAGCAATCCGAAGTATCAGGAAGAATGGTTTCACAGACTTATAGCTGAGCGTTGTCAGATGCTGCTTGAAGGGAAAATAAAGAACTTAATGGTGTTTATGCCACCGCAGCACGGGAAATCAGAGATTATTTCACGTGCGTTCCCTGCTTGGGCTCTCGGCAAAAATCCTGACTTGAAGATTGCAGCTTGTTCGTACAGCGCAGACCTTTCGCAGCAATTCTCACGTGCAGTGCAGCGCATCATCGACAGCGATGAGTATCAGCGCATATTCCCTGACACGTACCTGAACGGCTCTAATCGCAGCGACAAAAAAGGCTATCTGCGCAATGTCGATATTTTCGAGACAGTCGAGCATTCAGGCTTCTACAAAGCAGTCGGTGTCGGTGGCTCTCTGACGGGAACGCCCGTTGATATAGCAATCATCGATGACCCAGTGAAAGACGCTGCCGAAGCGAACTCAATCACGTATCGTCAAAAGGTGTGGGAGTGGTACAACACAGTCTTGACAACACGTCTTCACAACAAGTCGCATCAACTGTTCATTATGACACGTTGGCACGAAGACGATTTGGCAGGGCGCATCTTGAAGGCTGAGCCTGACGAATGGCACGTACTCTCAATTCCTGCTATCTGCGAGACAGACAGAGACGGCGGACTGAGCAACAGACACGTTGGCGATGCGCTATGGCCTGAGCGACACTCGCTCGAAAAGCTGCAAAAGCAGAAAGAACGCTCACCACGTGAGTTCAGCGCACTATATCAACAGAGACCCGTCATCGAGGGCGGAAACATCGTCAAAAGAGATTGGTTTCAGCGCATCTCACTCGAAGAATTTACTGCGCTGCGCTTCAATGAGCCGATGCAGTTCTATCTCGATACAGCGTACGGAAAGAAGAAAGAAAAGACTGACAATGACCCGTCAGGCATCATCGCAGTCTGCAAGATACGGCAAAACATCTACATCGCACACGCCGTCAAGATGTGGAAAGAGATGCCCGAACTGCTTCGCTTCTTGCCTGACTATATGTCGGCGCACGGAGCAACGAAAGAGAGCAAGCTGCACGTTGAGCCTAAGGCGAACGGCGAGAGCGTTGTGCAGATGCTCAAAGCTATCAGCACGCTGAACGTGAAAAGAACGCCCGTTCCCGTAGATAGCAAAGAGACACGCTTTCGAGTTGTCTCACCACGCATCGAGTGTGGCAACGTCTATCTCGTTGGCGGTTCTTGGAACGATGACTTCTTAGACGAAGTGTGTGCGTTCCCGTTTGCGCCGCACGATGAGTTTGTTGATATTCTCGGCTACGCTATCAACGACCTCTACGATGAAGATGACGGCATCGATTGGGACAACCTGAGTAAAGACACTTTCGGTTTGTGATTGTGAAACATAAAACATTATATGCGGTATGGTATTGTTCGACTTATTCAGAAACTACATCAATGCTTTGATTGGCAACAATCAAGAGTTTGAAAAGCTGTTGGCTGCGAAAGACATCTCTACGGTCAAGGAAAAGATGACTACGCACATCGACAAAGTGATTGAAGCACGAAAAGAGTATGACACGTTCCAACACGAAATTATGAAGCGTGAGGATAAGGTCATCACTGACAAAAAAGGCAAAATCGTGCGCAAGGAGCATTCGTGGAAGCTGCCTATTCCCTACCCGATTTTCATCAATGAAATCGCTCTCGTTTTTCTCTACGGCAGACCCGTCAAGTGGAAGCAGCTCTCTGACGGCACAGACAATGCGTTCAAAGCGTACAACGATTTCATCAAGGACTCGCACTTCAACTCGAAGATACGTCAGTGCAAGCGCATCGCAGGTTCAGAAACAGAGAGCGCAATGCTCTTTCGATGCTACAAAGACACTGACGGCTCTGCGAAGTGTCAGCTCAGAGTGCTTGCATCGAGCAAGGGCGATGAAATCTATACTCGTTTCGACCAGTACGAAAATCTCATCTCGTTCGCTTGGGGCTACTACGTCAAAGACAATGAAGAAACGCTGACGTATCACTTCGATGTCTATACAAAAAACGTCATCTATCACTGCACGAAGAAGTCGCTCGGTTGGGAAGTTGTTGAAGAAATGAATTTCGTTGGCAAGATACCCGTCATCTACTTCACGCAGGAAAAAGAGTGGAACGGCGTTGAACATCTCATTCATCGTGAAGAATATATGGCTTCACGCACAGCCGACACGAACGACTATTTCAGCGACCCGATTGCGATAATGAGCGCAGACATCATCAAGAATATGCCCGAAAAGAAAGAAGCTGCGAAGCTGCTCATCACGAATGACAGCGAGGGCGTTGATAAGGCTGCGAAATATCTCACTTGGGACAATGCGCCGCAATCGAAGAAAGACGAACTCGAATGGCTCGAAACGCAGATAATGCAGAAATCGTTCACGCCGAACATCACGACAGACAGTCTGAAAAGCGTGTCGCAGCTCTCTGCTAAGGCTCTGCGCACAGTGATGATGCTCGCTGACATCAAGGCATCGAAACGCAAAGAGACGCACGATGAGCTGCTTGACCGCACGTCTTCGCTCATCACTGCAATCATCGGCAACGTGCTGAACGTGTCGCTGCACGCAGAGTGCGAGCGTCTTATTGTCGGACACGAATTTCAGGAGCCGTTCGGCGAAGACATCGCAGACAGCCTGAACAACATCATTCGTGCAGTCGATGCAGGTATTCTCTCTGCCGAAAGCGGCATCGAACTCAATCCGCTCGTTGCTGACGCTCATCGTGAAGCAGAGCGCATCACAGCCGAAAGCGAAGAACGATTGAAGACACAGCAATCAATCTTCGGCGGTGGTGATGATGACGATGCAGGTGCGCAGTCTTACGAAGACGGCGACAATGACGATGAAGACGAAGACACTGACGAAGATGATGAAGAAAACGACAAAAAAGCGTCTCAGAGCGACAAAAAGGCATCTGACGATGAAGATGTCAAGAAGAAAAAGAAAAGCTCAGGAAACGCAGGAAAATAAGCAAATCTGACATTCATTCTGACTGAATGGCGAAGAAGAAATACACAGACGCTTCGGCAAAGCAAGCAACCGTCTTGCGCATCAAGCGCACAGAGGCGTGCGCTGAGAAAGTGAGACAACTGTTCGCTAAGACAGTGAACGACATTCTCGCTCTCAATAAGACTATGCCCACACTCGATGACGGCGAGATGTTCAGCTTCGACAGTCAGTCAATCAAGAAGCAGCAACAAGTCGAACAGCTGCTCAGACGCTTGCGCTCATCTGCGACAATGGCAATCCAAATGGGCTGCAACATCGAGTGGGAAGAAGCGAACAAAGAGTGCGACAAACTGCTTTCTACGTGCTTCGGCAAGCAAGCTCTCTCGAACCCGACATTCACTGCATACACGCAGCGCAATGACGCTGCACGAAACGCATTCATTCAGCGTGTCGAGAAAGGTCTAAAACTCTCTGACAAAGTGTGGAAGTCAGTGCAACAGCTGCGTGAAGAAATGGAGATTGCGATGACAGTCTCTATCGGCGAGGGCGAGAGCGCAAGTTCAATGTCTCGCAAGGTGCGTCAGTATCTGAACGACCCTGACTTGATGTTCAAACGCTTTCGCTATAAGAAAGGTGAAAAGATTGTCGAGGTAACAGACCCCGAAACGGGAGAAACAACGCAGAAAAAGGAAATCATTTGGGGCAAGAAGTGGAAGAAGCGCATCAAAGACCCGAAGACGGGCAAATACAAGTTCATCGACTATGACAAAGACAGCTACAAGACGGGCGCAGGCGTTTACAAATCGTCTGCGAAGAACGCAATGCGTGTCGCCAGGACTGAGACGAACATCGCATACCGCAGAGCCGACAATGAGCGTTGGTCGCAAATGGACTTCGTACTCGGTCAGCGTGTGCAGCTCTCGAAATCGCACCCGAAGCGAGACATCTGCGATAAGCTGCAAGGTGACTATCCGAAAGACTTCGTGTTTGACGGGTGGCATCCGCAGTGCTTTTGCTTCGTTACGCCGATACTCATCGATGAGAGCGAGATGATAAAGATGAATGAAGCGTTCTTGGAGGGTAAGACGTACACGCCAAAAGGAAAGCAAATCACCGACTATCCGCAGAATTTCAAAGATTGGGTATCTGAGCATAAAGATGACATCGCAGCTGCACGTGAACGTGGCACTGAGCCGTATTTCATTCGCAATAACGCAAAGGCGATTGATGACATCATCGACCCGAAACCGCAGAAAGAAAAGCCGCTCACAACGCTCGAAAAAGCGAAGCTCAGACACGAACAGCGCACGCAAGAACAGATTGATGACATCAAGAAGCGTGCAGCTGAGCGTCAAGCGCAGCATCAGAAAATCAAAGACGATGCAAACGCAGTGTTCAGCGAAGCGCAGGAATACGGCGGCGACATCGATTTCAGCGAAATACAGACGCTCATCAAAGAGAATAATCTTACGAAGCTGCCGAATGCGACTGCGATGCTGCAACAGAAAATTGAAGAACAGAAAAAGCAAGAAGCTGCTCTCGGTGATGTACTCTATAACGTGCATAAGTGGCACGGACAATATACGCTCAGCGAGTTGCAAAGCGCACAACAAGCAGTCAAGCACACTATCGGTGCGAATATGACGAAAGACATCACGAAGATGTCGAAGTCTGAACTCATCGCACTGAAAGATAAACTGACATACGAAGCAGATTGGAAGAAGAAGCACCCGAAATATAAGACCGATGCGGTCGTAGAAGAAGCATATCGCAGCAAGCTCAAAGAAGTTGAACACGAAATCCAGTGGGGCGAAATCAACAGACGACACACAGAATATGTAACAAAATACTCTGCTACATTCCCGACACTGACGAATGAGCTGACATCTGCCGTTCAAGCGAAAGACTTCAACGCTGCAAATGCAGCAATCACACGTCTGCAACAGTGGGACAACGTTATTTCAAAACGCTCTCAATATGCGTCTATCTTGGGCGCAGGAAATCGAGGTTTGCTGACAGATGTCGATGCAGCTATCAACAAGAAGAACATTGCATCTGCAACAAACGAGTTGAGCAAACTCAATAGGTGGGAGAAAGTACTGCAATCGCTCTCTGTTGCCAAAGCCGCTAAGCAAACAGCGAAGTTGAAGAAGAAAATCGATGAGTTGCAACAGTGCATTGCAGAGCGAAACATCATCAAAGCTGAAAGTGTCGCAAACGAGATACAGAAACTCACGATGTCTGCACTCGAAGCGTATTGTCAGCAACATTACACTGAAAAGTTCACAGTGAACTCACAAAAGAGTTATGATGAGGTTATGCAGAATTTCGGCAAGGTGACGAAACCCGTTTGGGACAATGCGAGCGAAGACGAAAAACGCTCGTTCGTGGACTATTGCGGCTCACACAGCCGTAGTATGCTCACAGATATGGCAAAAGGACGTAAGAACGTCAGAGTTGAGAGAATGGATAAGATAATGTCGCAAATAAAGTACCCTCACGATATTGTATTGCGTAGCGGTCAAGATTACGAAATGGCTGAACATATATTCAGCAAAGACTTCAAAAATCTGTTGCAAGCAGGTGATGTTGATGCGCTTAACAAGCGTTTTGCAGGTACTGTTGGCAAGAACACTGCTTGTATGTCAACCTCATTCAATGAGCAAGGCGGTTTTACGAAGCAGTTCGAGTTTCATTTTTTCTGCCCGAAAGGTACACCGATGATGAACGTTTATCCGCTTTCGCCGTTCGGTGGCGGACAACGCACTTCTTGGGACGGCGTGTCGTATGGCAAGACTTGGCGAGCTGACGGAGAAACAGAGATACTTCTTGGTCGCAATCTGTTATACAAGTTTATTCGTGCGGAAGCAGGCGCAGGAAAAGGTAGAACAACTCGTATCTACATTCAGATAATCGGCGAAGCAAAATAAAAAAAAGCAGTCTGACGTTTGCTGTTCAGACTGCTTTTTCCTAATAGTTGAAATAGCGTTCGTAATATGGTTGAGCATCGCCGCCGAAAGGCTCAGAAGCGAACTCTGCTATTTTGTCGTGTATGTAATTCTTTACGTATTCTTCCGCTTCATCTGCATTCTTCGCAGATAGAACATCGTGCAACGCTGCATATTCAACACGCCACATATACCACTTGAACTCATCATCATCTTTTTTCAGAGGATTGTCGTTAATGCTTGCTTCACCTTTGTATAGTCGGCAAAGACTTAATAGACCTTTCTTATTCATAATACAAATCTTTGAATTGTTTGACAACTGCAAGCATCTCATCGGGCAATCGTGAGAGTGCTGCTTTCTCTATCTCTTTCGGTATGCCGAACATCGGTTCTGCAATCGAGCCGACTATTGCGCCGACTGTATCGCTATCGCCGCCGTAGCTGACTGCTTTGCGCACTGCGTCTTCAAACGAGTTGCTTTGAAGCACGATGTGCGCTGCGAGCGGCACACAACCCTGACACGTCTCATCGAACACACCTTTCTTCGGTATGTGTTTCTCCCAATCTGTACGATAGAGATGATTGATGTTTGCTCGTATCAGGTGAACTGCTTGCTGAAAGCGTGTCAGACGCACGTCTCGTATCATACGTGCAACAGATAGTGCGCCGATGATGCCCTCTGCGTGCGAGTGCGAGCAAGCGGCAGACGCAATCGCTTCACGTTGGCAGTCAGTCTCGCTGTTGAACGCCCAACCAACGGGCGAAACACGCATCGCTGCGCCGTTGCCGAAGCTATCATACGGCTGCGGATTGTCAGAGCGCAACCAACGGGCGAACGACACGCCGTAACCGCCCATCGGGTGCGGATAGCGTCTGCACCAATCGAGAAGACTATCTTTGTACGGGCGATTGCGCAGAATAGCGTCTGCGACTGCTATCGTGCAGATTGTATCGTCTGTGTATGTGCTGCTCTTTGTGAACAGCGGAAAATCGTAATCAAACGTGTTTCTGAACTCATATACTGAGCCTATGATGTCTCCTATAATTGCGCCTATCATACTTTGCCCCTTTCTTTCGTCTGTTTCTTTGTTTGTAGATGTCCTATCGTGATGATGCACGTCTTATTGCGATACTCGGTCTTGCCGTGCATTGCGTTCGTGAGCGATGTGTAGCGTATGCGCACACGCTCTGCGAGAGCGGCGTTCGAGTATATCGCTTTGAGCGAGCCGAAGAAGTATTCGGTCTCGCCGTCAAGCGGCTCAAAGAGCCTAAGATGAACTACTTTCATATTTTCTTTTCGTTTGCAAAGTTACTAAAAAAGCCGCACAAATCGGCTGCTTTTGACTGAAAACAAAGGATTTGCGCAGCTATTTAACACTCTCATTTGTCCCTATCATAAATCATCGTCTTCAATTCATCGAGTTCTTCTTCTACTTTGTCGAAGAACGCAGTCGAGCGATTAGCGGTCTCTGCTTTGAAGCGTTCAGAGTGATTGTCAGCTGCACGATAGCGAATGCACTCGCAGAGCAGGTCGTACTGTGGCACCGTGAGTGTCAGCGTGAATGTGATTGTCTTCTTTTTCATATCGTCTCTCATTTTGGAAGTTTGTACATCATTGTTTTTGTCGGCAGCGCATCGTGATGCTCGCAGACGTATCTGAACGCATCGTCAATCGTCTTGCACGGTGTCTCAATCTCTGCGGCACGATGACCGAACTTGCTGCGTGCGTCAGGAACGCAGCATAAAACACGTATTCCGTTCGTCTGACGCTCTTTCTCTGTTGTTGCTGTATGATTGCTCATTTCTTTAAGAATTATGCGAGAGAGCGCAGGAAAACACGCCCTCTCGCTGTTAAACTTCGTGTGTACGTCTCTCTGCTCTCTCATCAAGCGTTGATGTTCAGTTCGAGATTGAACTGCTCGTTCAAGAAGCGTGTCATCGCAATGTTTTGCGGAAGCAGCGCAGGAATATCCATTTGGTCTGCTTTGTACAAGTCAGTCGCAGCTGAATAGATGTCCCACACAGTGTTTCTCTGTTTTTCGTGATAGTTCACAAGCAGCGTCTCAGTGAACTTCGAGATTTGCGATTGATTGAGCGGATATGTGCGGTAATCACGAATGTCGCTGTTCTTCGTGTCGCACTTCACACGCATCGCTGTGAGCATTCCGATGAGCAAGAAGCACTGCTCTGCGCTGACTTCGATGTTCATCATTCTCTCTCGCACCTGACGGTCGTGAACAACTATCTGACGGGCATCAACGAGCCACGACTTCACGATGTCGAGTATCTCAGGAATGTCAGGGCATTGCTGACGACCGTTGCCACGCTCTGAGTATGTCGCTGCGTAGTGCTGTGCGTTCAGCATACACTGGTTGTGGCAAATCTTCGTCATCGAGCCGAAGCCGACCTGAATGCCTTTTTGATGAAAAGCGACTGCGAGGTTCGTTGTCTCAGTCTCATCATCGAAGTCAGTGAGACGAATGTTCGCAAACACACGGCGCAAGATGTGCGCTTCGACTGCGTTCTTGCCGTACTGTTCTTCTACTTGCGGAAGCAGCACAACGCCTGGCGTGTTGCGGTCTTTGTTCTGCGCTGCGAACATATCGTAAATCTCGACATTGTAGTTCTGCTCATTGCAGAGTTCGATGATTTGGTTCAGCAACTCGTAGTGATAGATGCCACGCAGCGGCTTGCCGTAGATGTCATTCTCTTTGTGGGTGCGCTCTAACTGTGCGAGGTCGAGCGTCTGTACACGTGCTTTCTCGAAGTCGAAGAAGCGGTTTGTGTCGATTGTCTGTGTCTGAATTGCGTTGTTTGTCATAATGAATTGACTTAACCGTGATGTCGAGGGCTTAAAGGGTTTATTGATTATGTTATTTGATTATCTGTTATAAAAGTTCGACCACTGTCTGTCAAGCTCGCTCGTTTCGACTTCGACTTGCGTGTCGTGATAGCGATTGAGCAGCACTTTGACGAAATTGATTGTGTCGCACGTTTGATTTGCAAGCAGACTGTCGCCGTGCATCAAGCGGATTTGCTCTTGCGCATCGCTCAGATGTGAGAGCATTGCCATTCTTACTTCTAACTTTCTCATATTGCGTTGATGTTTTAGAGTGGGCGGTTGGTGAGACCGCCCGTTACCTTATTTATTTAAGATTGAGTTCTACATACGTTTTGTCATTGTCATCGAGCGGCAGGTTCGTCTTCATCTTATAGATGACGCAGCGTTGTCTGCCGATGAGATTGATTGCTTCATCATACATCTCGCTGTCATCGTGAGCGACTGACTTGCGAATGAGCAAGAAAGCGAGTGTGAGTTTGTCATCATCGAATTTCTTGTAACCAACGATGCGATTGTAGAGTTCTTCGATGATTACGCTCTGCGAGTGCTTTTTCCAATCTGCGCAGAATGCGTCTTTGTCAAGGTCTGTGCAGTCGTAAACTGCGTTTGCTGCGAGATAGTCTTCTTGAAGGACTTTCTTTCCAATTCTCTGTTCAAATTCGTGCTGTAACATAATTGCGTTGAAATTTATTTGTTTGACTTCTTTTTTGCTTTCGGTGCTTGTTAAGCATCGTTTTCTGAGTGCAAAGATATTGACTATTTCCGAAATAGCCAACATTTTGCGCAATTATTTTTCTTAAAAAATCTTAACAAAACACGAAAAGTCCGCTAACTTGTTGGTTTACACACTAATAAAATTTTCCTAAAAAACAAGATTTTTTGGTGCTTGTTAGGCATTTTGTGGAAAATAATCTGTATATTTGCTCCCGAAAAATTATCATTTCATCAAAAAAAGTACAGACTATGAATGAGAAATTACGTAAGCTCTTATCCGACAAATGTAAGGATATGGGATTAACTGACAAGGCACTCGATGAGTTGGCAACGCTCGGCTCAGAGGGTCTTGGCGATGATGTTACTGACGATGACATCACGAAGAAAGCTGACAGTCTCGCAATGTACGGCAAAGCGATGCAAGCCGAAATCACTCGCAAGACACGCAGCAAGTCGAAAACCACAATCAAGCAGCCGTCATCTGACGATGATGAGGACGGCGGTGAGGGTGAGAATGCGGCTCTGAACGCTCTTATCGCAAAGCAGCTTGCGCCGCTGAGCGAGCAGCTGAACGCTCTGAAAAGCGAGAATGATGCTCTCAAAGCAGAGAAAGCGAAAAGCGAACGCAGTGCGTTGATTGCCGACAAAGCCACGAAGCTCGGTCTCCCTGACTATTTAGTCAAGCGTCTCAACTTCGATGAAGAAGCAGACATCGACAAAGAGTTGGCGGACATCAAGCAGGAAATGGTTTCGCACAATCTAATGCCTAAGGATGCGGCGTTAGAAACGGGAGCGAAAGAAGATGCAATGAAAGCAGACGCAAAGTCTTGGGCTGAAAGTCTCCCGAACAAGTAAAAGCATCCGTAGTTTATTCACCCTTTTAATTGTGAGCATTATGGCAATCAATTTCAAAAGCACCGTCTATGACGGACACACGCCTGAGATTTGGCGTGGCGAGTGCAAGATGCTTCCTGGCGGCTTCAAGCCCGTTCAGGACTTCGCAGCAGGTACTGTGCTGCATCGTGGCACTCTGCTCTATGTTGATTTCGATGCGCTGACCGCCGCAGTCATCAAGGTCGCAGCCGTTCTTTCGGGCGGCACGACTAAGAACGTGCGTGTTGCAAAGGGCAATCTCTTTGCAGTCGGCGATGTCATCACGAAAGCAGGTGACGGCTCTGCGACACCGTCTATCGCATCGATTGACACATCTAACGACAGCTACGATGTACTCACTCTCTCGGCTGCCTACACTGGTCTCGCTGAGGGCGATGTCATCGTAGAGAGCGAAGCAGTTAGCGAAGGCTCTGCTACATCTAAGTACACCCCGAATATGATTGTGGGTGCAGTGAAAGAATTTAACGGCAAGGGACTGCCTGCAATCGATGCTGCTTATGATGCAGTCGTATTGTACCCGTCTCTCTCGTTCCCTCTCTTGGACGATTGGTTGAACGGTCCCTGCTTGAAGTCTAACCCGAACATTCTGTTCATCAAACAGTAATCGACTATGGCAAATTTTCAGTATTCTTCCATTTTCGGCGAACTGACTAAGAATGTTCAAGTTCGCTTCGATGCGGTCAGTGAGCTGAACAAAAAGCTCTTTGACAACGTGATTTTCGATGACTATCTCGATTGGGACGTTCCGTCTATCGGTCTGAACTTCGAGGAACTCATCGGAAAGTACAACATCACTGTTGCCGCACCGACCATTGGCGATATGTCGAAAGAGCCTATCTTGGGCAGCGAGGGCATTGAGACGCTGAAAGAGACTATTCTCAATCACGCAATCTCTCTGCCGATGACTATTCAGGACTATCGCAAAGTGCTTCAAATTCTCGACAGCAAGTCGCTGCCTGACAAAACGAAGACACAACAGCTCATCAACCTTATGTGGGGCAACGTGCAGACTGTTGTTTCGTCTGTTCTTGGCAAGCTCGATGTCATCTTCCTGCGTGCGCTCTCTAACGAGGGTGTCTGCGAACTTGACGATGAGAACAACCCCGAAGGCGGTGTTCGTGGCTCTATCAGCTTCAATCAGCCGTCAAGCAACATCGCAAGCGCAACCACCGCTTGGACTGACGACAACAAATCGACTGTTGATTGCTTCGAGGACATTCAAGCAGTCATCGATGCTGCGCAAGACAAAGTTGTCTTCTCGAAGATACTGCTTGCGCCGTCTGTACTCTCGTACATCTGCCGCACAACTCTCATCAAGAAGATGGTTTGGGGCAGCGACAAAGCTGCGAAGATTGTTACTCCACGTGAACTCAATGAGTATATGTTGGAAAACAATCTGCCTATCTTCGTGCCTATCCGCCGTCAGGTTCGTATTCAGAATGGCGTGAACAAGACCCCGTACACACCGTGGAACGCAAAGAACATCGTCTTCGTTCCTGAGGGCAAACTTGGTCTCGTTAAGAACGCTTGGGCGAACAACGAACTGCGTGAGGAACCAGGTGTCGCATACTCGAACTACGGACGCATTCGTGTGTCTCAGTGGGGCGCAGGCGAGACCCAAAACTCGAACGGCGTAGAGTTCACTAAGGCTGAGGCATACGCACTGCCCGTAATCACTGAGATGAACGGCATCTATACTCTCAAAACTCAGGACTAAAACGCTACGCTTATGACTAATCTTATAGCAGTAAGAAGTCTGTGCAACGCTATATGCAACACATTCTATCCTGACGATGCTACAATCAAACTTGTACTGTTCAACGAAAGCATCGATGCAGACGCAGACGCTGTGGCGAAAGACGAACAAATCTTTCGTGTCGCCGTGTCGCTCATTATGGGCTATGTCGAGAGCAGCCGCACTGAAAACGGCGTTTCGACATCTGTGCGTGAAGATGCAATCGAAGATGCAATCAAGTATTGGTGCAACATCTACGGACTTGCTGTTGAAGACGTTCTAAGCGACAGCGTGAGGGTCATCGAAGACGGAACTCACCTTTGGTAACAGAGACTATATGAGAGCGAACGGCACACTGAAATATCTGACGCTCACTGAAAGCGACTTGAATGACTATGGCGAGATAAGCGGCTCTGCTTCGCAAGAATGGAGCGATGCTATCCCGTGCAGCATCAAGGTGAACAGCGACACTCGCAAGGGAACGTATGAAGACGGCGAATTTCGTCAGGCTTCGTATGTCATTCTCATCGAGCTTTCGCAGTTCAACGCTGAGCGCATCAAGATTGAACGTCTTGGTGAAGACTTAGGTGAGCATCGTGTTCTAAGTGTCGAACCTCTCATCTCTGTTGGCAGAGTGCAGATACTCGTTTAATCGCATCGCACGACTGTATGGCTGAAATCGTTACCACACATTCTAAGTACAAAGGCGTTATCGTCAGCAAGTTCAATATGCGCAAGATACGGGACGGCTTGAAGCGTGATATGCAAGACGTGGCAAATCACATCATCAAGCAGCTGACGTACATCGGTGAAGAATGTATCAGAATAGCGAGAGAAAGCGGACAGTACAACGACATAACGGGCAATCTGCGTTCGTCAATCGGCTACGTAGTGCTGTATGACGGCAAAGTCGTGCAGCAAAGCACTGAGAAAGTGTTCAGCGGCGAGCAAGGCAACGGCGAAGCAGGACCACCTGCCGCAAAAGCGTTGCTCAAAAAGCTGCAAACGAAGTTCCCGTACGGCATCACACTCGTTGTGTGCGCAGGAATGAATTACGCAGCTTACGTTGAAAACATCTATCACAAAGATGTACTTACGAGTGCAGAGCTGCGTGCTGAAAGTCTGTTGAAAACATTACTCAAAGGCGTTGTCAAATGATTAAGACTGAAAAGCAAATCGAAAGAGACTTCTTTGCTCTGCTCAAACAGAGCAAACTTGCGAGCGAGATACGAGGGACGCTGTATCGAAGCGAGATGCGCCCGAATGACGCAGAGACGGAAGACATCGTTGTCAAGTTTCTCGCAGGTCTCGATGAGCAAGTACAGTCAGGTGTCGTTATCATCAACGTCTATGTGCCTGACATCTACTATAAGAAAGACGGTCGCAAGGTTGAAGACAAAGAGCGCATCGAGACGCTTGAAGCTCTCATTCTGCAATTTGTCAATGAGAATGATGATGTTGAGTATTGGATGCAGACTGACGGCTCACCTGCTTCGATGAGAGTAGAGAATATAGAGCAGCACGTGATTTATGCAAGAATTAAGTTTAACCGTATAACAGAATAGCATTATGGCAAAGACAAAAATCATTATGTCGTGGTCAAAGTGCAAGATTGAAGTCGGCAAGACGGGCGATGATGACGCAATGGCAACTGAGCTTACGAGCATCGGTGTCATCAACGACAAATCGACCACTCTCGCATCTGCTGACGGCGAAACGCTCACTGCGAAAGCAACGGGCGGCATCGTTGTCGCTGAGGAAGAGGGCGAGCCTGAAATCACACTTACGACCCGTGTGAAAGAGATGTCATTCGAGATTGAAAAGCTCTTTACGGGCGCAACAGTCTCTGAGGACGAAAGCGAACTCACCGTAACGACTAACGTTGTCGGCGAGGATTTCTCTGTGAAGCTGACACCGAAGAACATCGGCGCAATCGGTATCAAAATTCGCCGTGCGCACGTATCGTTCAGACCTGGAAGCTCTGAGGAAGAGGGTTCTTACGTTGACCTTACTTTCAAGGTTCTTGCTTGCGATGACGGCGAACTATATAAGAAGTTCAAAGTCGCTGCATCTGACTGGGAGTAAAACTCTTTTCTGTACGATAGACGTGTGGAGAGACACCCCTTTGCTGTTCGGTAGGAGAGAACAGCTTTCATCGTGGCGTGGAGCAGTCGGCAGCTCGTTTGGTTCATATCCAAAAGGTCGCAGGTTCGAGTCCTGCCGCCGCAACAAGTACATATTTCATTTTTGACAAAGTATGGAGCAGACGATTGAGAGCAGGGTCGCCACTGCCATTCTTGAAAAGGCGATAGACAGCATTGAGATTGAGGGCAAGACTTACGATATTGCACCGCCCTCAGTTGCAACGCTCATTCTTATATCAGAGTTGGTCTCTACGCTTCCCGTTGTAGAGCGAGTGCCGAAAGAGCAAGTCGTTTATTCTGTTTTGCACAATGCGAAAGACTTCGCTGCACTCGGCGACATCTGCGCCATACTCATTCTCGGAGCCAAAAATCTTACTGAGCAGCGTGAAGAAGTCGAAGAACAGACGTTCTTGCACTTCTTCAAACGCAAAAGAAAGGTCGTCAAGACAATAGACCGCAAGGCGGAACTCGCACGCTACATTCTTGAAAATATGCGCCCGACAACGATTTTCAACATCATCGTCAAGCGACTGCAAGATATGGAGGTCGGCGATTTTTTCGCCATTACCACTTCCCTAAGCGAGGCAAACATTCTCAAACCGACAAAGGAGGAAGTGGAAAAGTCCTAAACGACAGCATTTGGGCGACAGTTCTTGGCATTGCGAAGACATTCGGCGTATCAGAGAAATACGCACTCTACGAAATCAGCTATCAGAATGCGATAATGTATTCGAGAGCGATGCCGATGCCGAACGATGTGAGCGATGACGCAGACAGACCGCTATATGATGAGCGTTTTGATGCGAACGACCCGAACAATGCGAGATTTAACGATTTTGAAGACGAAGAAATAGTGAGAATATGACGAACGAAGACGGAACATTGAGCTTTGGGACTGCCATTGATATGAGCGGTTTCGATGAGGGTACTGCTCAAATAGAGCAGAAAGTTGGCGAACTCGGCAGCAAAGCTGAGGGTATGTCTGCGCAGATACACGAAATGCTCACGAACGTTCCGCACGTCAATATAGACATCATCACGAACGCTTCGCAGTCTCTCGCTGAAATCGATGCAGGTTTCAACGAGATAGACAAAGTTGTTGATACGAACAAAGCAGCTATCAATCAGCTCGAAGCTGAGTACAAGCGTCTCGGCAAGCTCGCAGGCGAGTACTTTATGCAGGGCGATGATAAGACTGCGAAAGCGTTGCAAGATGAGCAGCGTGCAATCAAAGCAAATATCAAGCTGCGCAAGCAGATAGTCGATGAAAGCGCAAAGACAGCTGACGCACTCGCTGAGACCGAACGCAAGCTGAAAGAAGAAGCAGCTGCGGCAGAGCAAGCGTCAGGCTCTACGATGTCGCTCAGAAAGCGTCTGCGTATGCTGCGTGAACAGCTCGTTCAAATGGAAGCAGACGGTCAGCGTGGCACCGCCGCTTACAGACAGCTGCAAGAAGAAGCAGGTGCGCTCACTGACGCTTGGGGCGATGCTACTAATCAGGCGAACATTCTTGCTCACGACCAACGTGGAATGCAGGGTATTCTCTCAGGTCTTTCAGGTCTTTCGGGTGCATTCTTAGCAGCGCAAGGCACTGTTTCGATGTTTGTCGGCGAGAATGAAGACTTGCAGAAAATTATGGTGAAGATACAGTCTTTGATGTCTATCACTATGGGTCTGCAACAAGTTCAACAGACGCTCGACAAAGACAGCGCATTCAAGCTCGTTACGCTCGCAGGTATCAAAGAGTGGTACAACAAGCTGCTCGCCGTAGGTCGTGGAGAGCAAATCGCTGACACAGCTGCTACGGCAGCAAGCACTGTTGCTACGGCTGCGAACGCTACATCTACGACAGCGAATGCAGCTGCGAAAAAAGCGCAGTCAGTCGCTACGGGCGAAGCGTCTGTTGCTACGGCTGCGAACACCGTAGGTCAAGCAGCGAACACGACAGCGGCGGTCGCAGGAACAGCTGCGAACATCGGTCTCGCAGGTGCGTTTCGTATGGTCGGCGCAGCGATTAAGAGCATTCCCGTCTTCGGTTGGATTGTCGCTGCTATCAGTGCAATCATCGCCGTTGTGTCTCACTTTATCAGCAAGGCGAACGAAGCAGACGAAGAACTCAAAGAGCAGCAAGAACTGCTCAAAGAGGGTCGTAAGGCGTACATCAACGCCGCAATGGAGATTGACAACTATCGCACGAAAATCGAGACGTTCAACGGCACTAAGCGAGAGGAAAAAGCACTCGTTGATGAGCTGAACTCGAAGTACGGCTCTGCTATGGGCTACTACAACTCGCTCTCTCAGTGGAAAGACGTGTTGAAGCAGAAAGGCGAAGCGTACTGCAATATGCTGCTCAAAGAAGCCGAAGCGCAAGCGTTGCTCACGAAAGTAACGGAAGCGTACATTCATCTGCAAGAAGTCAAAGACAAAGCAGCGAACGGCGATTATGACACGAAGTGGTACAATCCGCTCACTTGGTTTGGCGATAATGCGCAAGAAGCAACGCAGAAAGCGCAAGACGAACTCACGAAATGGCAAGACAAATACAAAGATGTGATGAAAGACGTGCAAGACATCAAGTCTTCAAGCTCGCTTGGTGGCTTCACTGCACCGTCTGCAACATCAAAATCGGGCAAAAGCGGCTCATCGTTCGACCCTGCAAAGGCGGCTCTCGAACAAAAGAAAGCTATCGATGACTATAACGAAGCAGTCAAGAAGTATCTCTCAGATGCGCAGAAAGAGCAGAATGCTCTCATCATCGAGGGTCAGAAAGACGGCTTGGTGAAGGAACTGAACACTATCAGACAATCGACACAACAGAAACTCGATGCTTGGGAAGACCAACTGAAACAGCTCGCCGAAGTGCGCAAGAACGCTCTCAAAACGGTGTATATGAGCAAGAACGGCGCAACCGAAGTCGGTTGGGCGAACTCTGACGCAGGAAAGAAAAGCATCGAACAGTACAAGCAAGAACTGCTCGAAGATGAAAATCTCTCAAAAGAGTACTATGCAGTGCGTGCGCAAATCACTGAGAATGGCGAAGCGCAGATTGCAGCCGTGCGTCAGAAATACGATGATGCACTCATCGAGCAGTTCGGCAACAAGCGACAGAAAGAAGAACTGTTGCTCAGACAGTGGTATGAGAAAATGAAGAACATACCGCCTGAATATCTCGATGAAGCAATCAGACAAATGGACGAAGCATTTTCGCAGATAGACAGCGAAGACTTCAAGAAGATGATTGATTGGGAGAGCGTCTTCGGTAATCTCGAAAATCAGAGCATTCAGTCGATTGCGCTCAATCTTGAACGTGTGAAACAGTACTTCGCAGCGAACAAAGACAGTATGTCAGGCACTGAAATCAAGGACTTTGAAGATGCAATCAAGAAAGCCGAAGACGAAATCGCTGCGAGAAACCCGTTCACTGCGCTGCACAAATCGCTGAAAGACATCGCAGCTGCGAAAGATGAGTGGGTCGCTGCGCTCGCAGAAATGAATGAGACGCAAGCAGCTCTCACGCTCGCACAGCAAGAATACAATGACGCTCTCGCTGCGAAGAACGACATCATTGAGCAGATAGACAGCGGTAAGCTGCCGCAAGACGCAAAGGAACTCACAGATGCAGACAACGCTCTGACAGCTGCGACAGATAAACTCGCAAAGGCGCAGGAAAATAACGCAAAAGCAGAGAACCGTGTTGTCTCTGCACGCAATGGCATCACAACATCATACAAGCGTTTCGCTACGAACCTGAAAAGCGTTGGCGGCGTTATCAGCGATGTCGGCGGCAAGGCGAAGAAGCTCGCAAGCGTCTTTTCTGACAACGTAGCAGACAGCATCGGCAAGGCGATAGACTTCACAACTGAGGTCTTAGACGCTACGTCTGACGTTATCTCTGCAATCGGCGATGTCGGCAAGGGCGTTGCAAAGGGCGTAGAGGGCGCAGTGAGTGCGACAGCCGCAGGAACAACAAGCGCAGCCGCCGCAGGTGCAACAGCTATCTCTACAATCGAGAAAGCGAGCGTCATTCTCGCAGTCATCTCTGCCGCTCTGCAAGTCGCTACGGCAATCGCAAACTTGTTCAACAATGACGACCAAAAGCAGAAAGAAATCGAAGCTCTGCAAGAACGCATCGACCAACTGCAATGGGAACTCGACAATCAAGATGCGATGCGTCTTGAAAACAAAATGGGCAACGCCTATGAGCGACTGAAACAGACGCTGAAAGAGACAACAGAGGAAGTGTTGAAACTGCACAGCACGTCTGACGAATACGGCAACACGTGGTCTCGTTGGCTAAAATCGCTCACATATCAGAGCGAAATCTATCAGAAATCAGTCGAGAAAATCGCCGAAGCATACGGCTCAGTCGCTTACACGGCAGACAAAGCACTCGGCGAAGCGAAGTACTCGACTGCACGTGAACAGCTTGAAAATCTCGCTCAGCAACAGTTGCTCATTCAACAGCAAATCAACAAGGAAGCGAGCAAGAAAAAGAGCGATGCGTCTGCAATAGCAGATTGGAGGCGAGACATCACAGAGATTGCCGAAGAAATGGCTTCGCTCATCAACGAGATGCTTGAAGAAATCATCGGCTATACGGCGGAAGACCTGGCAAGCGAACTCGGAGACGCATTCATCGAGGCTGCGAAGACGGGCGAAGACGCAATGGAAGCGTGGCACGAAAAAGTGAACGAAATCGTTGCTGACGTGCTGAAACGAATGCTCGTTCAAAAGTATCTTGAAGAACGCATCGGCTCAATCTTCGACAAATACAAAACGAAGTGGTTCGGCGCAAATGGCGATGAGTACAACGCTCAGGCGGTCATCGAAAGTATGGGCGATTTTGCCAACGACTTGAACAAGGTCGGCGATGAGTTCGAGCAGATATACAATCAGCTGCCTGAACAGCTGCAAAGCATCTTCACAGAGACGGCTGAGCGTGAGGGCGAGAGCAAGGGCATCGCTACGGCTTCGCAAGACAGCGTTGATGAAAACAATGCACGTCTGACGACCATACAAGGGCATACGTACACGCTCGTTCAAGGTATGTCAGAGCTGAACGCTACGAGCAATCAGATTTTGCTGCGTGTTACGGGCATCGAGAGCAACACGAAAGAAGCGAACTCGAAGCTCGATGCGATGAACACACGCATTCGCAATATCGAAAATTCTGTTGATGACATACAGACAAAAGGAATACGCATAAAATCTTAGGTATGACACTTAATGAGTTGCTGAACAAAATCTATGAAGACGGCACCGCTCTCGGAGCGTGTGCATCGTTCACTCGACAGACAACGCTCAATGGCATTGTCGAGATGCTATTCTCTGCGCAGGGCATCGAGTTTTGCACGAAGTACAGATTTCCGTCTATCGATGTGCTGCGTGAGTTCAACAAGTATCACATTGATGAGTTCAACGTCTTCATTGACGCAGGAGAAATCACGCTCACAGACGTGCAGCGTGTCTTCTTGATTGGCGACACTACGGCGCACGTTCGATGCGCTCAGACGCAAAATTACAGCGTCTGTTTGATGCACGGCGCACGTGCCACAGTTGATGCTGACGGCTTCGCAGTCGTGCGCATCGAGAAAGATAAACGCTCGAAAATCGAGACGCACGCACACGCACACGCAAAGTTCTTGAAGTAATACGCAAAGAAGATGAAATACGAGGGCAAACTATTTATCGATGACAAAGACGCTGTACTCGAATACGGAGTCTTCATTGAGCAGTACGGTCTTGGCGGTCTCATTCAGATGCCGTCATTCAAGAAGCTCACATCGACAGAGTGGCCTGAGGAAAACGGCTCAGAGGTCGATTTGCTCTCACCCGTGCTTGACACGAAGCAGTTTCAGCTGAAATTCTGCATCTTGAACGTGCGCTATGCGAACGATTTGTTCAGCGACTTGGCTGACGGCGCATATCACACATTCCGCTTCACTGAACTCGGCAAGACGTACACGCTCAGAATGCTGCAAAACGGCTCGTTCACGCAGTGCATCGAGAAAGGCAAGATGACGCTCACGTTTGCAGACGATTTCCCGACAGTGCCAACGCAAGACGTATCTGAGCTTGACACGTCAGACGTGCGACAAATCGGTTACAGCATCGATGATGTCGAGTTCTACGAGTTCGGCTCGTTCGTACTGAAAGGCACAGACGAAAACATTCAGAAAGCGGCGAATGTTCGTGAGAACCTGAAAATCGATGTCAGCACGCTCGCAGGACTGAAATACGATGCAAGCGAAGTGCGTTTCAAGACGAAAGACGTAACGTTGAAGCTGCTCATCGACGCACCGTCAATCACAGAGTTTTGGAAGCGTTGGAACGCTCTCTTTGCAGTGCTTATGCAGCCCGAAGAACGTGTGTTCTACTATCGTGCGCTGAACGCTGAATACGACTGCTACTATAAGAGCAACAGCGTGTCGAAATTCGAGATACTGCGCAGCGGCAAAGTGTGGTGCGAGTTCAACGTTGTGCTGACGTTCACGAATTGGAACGCTGAGACATCGTGGATGCTGCTTGCGACAGAAGACTTCAACTGGGTCATCACAGAAGACAGCGAAGACCCTGCACGCATTCTCGTAAGACCGAAATCGGGCATCTCGCTGCTCATCTCAGAAGACGGCGCATTCATCATCACTGAGACTGACGACAACAAAATTTATCTCAATAACGCATAAATTTAACAGCTTATGGCAGACCAAAAAATCAGAATTTCAGAGTTGCCGAAATCAACTTCGACTGACGGGTTGATGACAATCGGCGTGAACTCATCGAACGAGAGTGTGCGCATTCCGCTCGGTGACTTGTTGGCAGATTACAACGCTGCCATAACGAAGTCAAACACTGCAACAAGCACTGCGAACGCAGCGAAGACGGCGGCTGCATCTGCAAGTAGCGCAGCGAGTGAAGCTAAGACAACTGCAACGAACGCAAAAAGCACTGCGGAAGCCGTTCAGTCGAAGCTCGAAAGTCTCATCGCCGCAGGGTATGTGTACGCAGGTGTCATCACATCGACAAAGACTGTTGCTTGCTCTGAGAGTGCGAACTTGATGTATCTCGTTGCACCTAATCTCGACAACGAGACAGACACAATCACAGTTACAATCAACAATACGAGCGGCACGAAGCTCGCAGCGCATACATACGAGAATTGGGAGCTGCACGTCTTGACGCTCACGACTGCAAACGGCTACTCTACGACAGACACGCATCTGCGTTTGTGGGGCAAAATCAAGAACTTGATGACAGACGAAGACAGTCTGCCTGAGGCTGTTGCTGAGCTTGAAAAGCCTGACGGCACGAAAGCAGAGACAGTGCTTGCTGCTATCAAGGCGAACACCGAAGCAATCAAGTCATCTGCAAGCAGTGCAACGCTCAATGCACGTCTGTTCGTGAACGCATCGAAGCTGCTCAATCTTTCTTCGAGTACGACACTCGCAGGTGTGCTTGCGAAGATTGATGCGCTCGATGATGCAGGTCTCTACGAGATTTCAGGCGTTGTCATCACGTTTGAGGGCGCAAGCGGTTGGGAGAGTTGGCAGTACAGCGGCAGCGACAAAGTTGATTTTCAGAATACTGACTATTGGCAGAAATTCGGCGGCTCTGCGTCTGTTGGCAACTGCTACAACGTTACGAACGATGTGCCGAAGTCAGGCTACTACACACTCGAAACCGCCATTGCTACGGCGTACTCTAAGGGGTACACGAATGTCGGTATTCAGATAACTTTCGCAATCGCAGAAAATTCGTGGAAGACATATCAGTACATCGGCGAAGACAGCACAGAGACGAACTTCAAGAACGAAAACAATTGGCTCGACCTCGCAGGAATGTCGGCAGGTGCAGAAACGCTCATCAACGTTGATGCGCTCTGCGGTGCTTGCACGTCTGCGTCTTATTACACGCTCGAATATGCAATCGCAGCAATTCAGTCGCTCGCTTCTTCAACGGGTATCACATACGCAAAGAGCGGTCTCGTTATTACGTACAAGACGGGCGAAAACACCTGGGAGACAAAGCAGTTCAAGGGCGTTGAAAGCGACTTCGGCGAAGCAGCTCTTTGGGCAGACTTCGGCGGCGGTGGCTCATCTGACATCGAACTCTCTGACACACCTGCAAAAGACGAACAGAAAGCATTCTCAACGGGCGGCGCATACAACAAAGTACCTGCCGACCTTTCAATCAACACTGAGACAACGGGCGTTGTGAAGCTCAAAATGGTGAACGCAGGCGGCGAAGATGTCGGCAACGAAGTGCAATTCTCAGTCGGCACGGGAACGGGTGGCGACAGCACGATTGTATCATTCATTCCTGAAAACTCGCCGTTCTATGCGAAGTCAGGTGGTGAAGTCATATTGAAAGCAGCCGTGCGCTCTGTTACGACATCGGGCAGCACTGAGACGCTGAACACTATCGAGAAAGTCGAACTCTACGACAGAGACACTTCGCAGTTGTTGCAGACATTCAAGCTCAATCAAGCATCATCGAGCGACCCTGACACGTATGATTTCAGCTTCGATTTGTCTTCGTATTTCTCGCAAGCAGGAACGATGCGCTTCAAGTTCATCGTCTATGATGACACAGACAACACTGGCTCTCGCAATGTGAACGTAACTGCGGTTGACGTTACAATCAAATCAGAGCAGACACTGAACTACACAGCATCAACGGCTGTTGTTGTCGGCGGTACAACGAAGACGCTGCCGATGTATCGCTTTGCGAACAATGCGAGCGACAACGGCATTCTCTGCACGACTGAAATCTATCTTAACGGCAAGTGGGTAACCATTGGCACAGCGACAATCGCAGACACATACTCGCATTCAATCACTATCAACCCGAACAACGTGGACGGCAACGGCACTGCGCTCAAACACGGTGCTTATCGCTTGCGCATACACGGTGAAGACATCTCATCGGGCGTTGTCGGCAACTATCTGCACACTGCAATTATGTGCGTAGATACGTCAAATGAGACACCAATCGTTGTTTCTCGCTACTACACAGAGAGCGAAGACGGCACAGTGAAGCAGTATGAGAGCGTGAGCATCGATTTCGCTGCATATCACGCTACGGAAACGCCCGTATCGGTCGAAGTCTATGACGGCGATGACTTGAAGCAGACAACATCTGCGGCACGCACAAAGACATATACCTACACGCAGCGTGTTGTCGGCGTGAAGACAGACGGCTCTGTTTCACTGAACATCAAGTTCAAGGCGACAGTCGGCACGAAGTCTGCAACGAGCGATGCAGCCGTCTATACTGTGAGCGGCACGCTGCTCGACATCGAGAGCGTATCAGCACAGCTTATGGTTGACATCGATATGTCAAGTCGCTCGAACTCAGACAGCGACAAAAGCATCACATCGGGCGATTACACGCTCACTGTTGTCGGCTCTAACTACTCGACTAACGGCTTCGTTAAAGACAGCTACGGACAATCGACCTACGGCACAGACGCTGACACGGGCATTATGGCACTGCGCATCGCAGAAAATGTTACTGCTTCGCTCGATTACAAGCCGTTCAATCAATCGGCTATGGAGACGAACGGTCTCGCTGTTCAGTTCCGCATTCGCACGAAGCACATCGCAGACGATGACGCAAAGCTCATTTCGTGCATCTCAAACGGCTTCGGCTTCTTCGTTACGGGAAAGAAAGTCGTGTTCACGACAGACAATCAGGCAACAGTGGCACACACAATCGATGCTGCGCTTGCCGAAGACAGCATCACAGACGTTGCAATCGTCATCGAGCCGACATCTCAGGCACCGTACTCAGGCATCGGCGTTGTAAAGATGTATTTTGACGGCGAGCTTATCGGTGCATCGTACTACGAAAGCGGCTCACTGACGAAGCACGCCACACCGATTACGTTTGACGGCACGTATGCAGACTTGTATCTCTACAATCTGCGTGCTTGGGAGACGTACTACTCTTTCGAGCAATGCTTCAACAACTACTTGTTGAAACTCGCCGACACAGACACGATGATTACAGAGTATGAGTTCAATCAGGTGATGTCATCTCAGGCGGCAGAGGGTAAGAGCGCAATCAACAGACCGCAAGCAGCATCGCTCTATGCTATCGGTATTCCGTATTTCGTCATCTGCAAGAACGCAGACACAGAGGACACGACAGAGAATTATCCTGACTATCTCGAAACGCTCAACGGCGACAAAAAGACGAAGTGCATTGTCGATTGCTACGCTTATTTCCCTGACAGACCGTGGCAAGACTTCAAGGCTCTCGGCGTAACGATGACCAATCAGGGAACGACATCTTCGATGCGACCTATCAAGAACATCAAGATGAAGTTCAAGTCTGCCACGATGTCGCTCATTCACTCTGAGAGCGACTATTCGGGCGATGAGCTGACGAAATATCAAGAATGCGCTAAGAACATCGCAAAGAACAGAGTGCAGGTGAAAGAGGGCGGTATGCCAACGAACATCATCACAGTGAAAGTCGATTACTCAGAGAGTGGCGGTGCGAACAACGGCGCATCTACGAATATGTACAACGACTTGCAGCGTGTTCTTGGCTCTGCTTATATGACACCTGCTCAGAATGCGTACACGGGCGATTACGAGCTGAACACGTCAATCGACAGCATACCGTGTGCGTTCTTCCGCACTGACAAAAACTCGGCTGACGCTACTTCGCCGTCAAACGGCTACTTTCACGCAAAGGGCAATTGGAACTTCGACAAAGGCGACCCGAAAGTGTTCGGCTTCGAGGAAGTCGCAGGCTACAATGACGGCTGCTTGAATTACGGTGAGTTCACAGAGCTTATCGCAGAGCGAGACCAATCGCTTGACGATTTCGACAGCTCGATTGATAAGACTGCGTGGGACACTGCGACAGTCTATGTGCTGAGCGAGTTCTGCGGCCCTGAACACAAAGTGTACCGCTATCAGAATGACGCTTGGACTGAGACAACGGGAACAATGACCTACACTTCGGGCAAATGGCGCATCTCAGGCGATGTCGTGAACCCCGTAGAAAACTACGAGCTGCGTGCATACAACGCTCTCGACTGGTTTCAGGGTTGCAACAGCGTTGATGACCTGCTCGAACTCGACAGCAAAGGCAAGCCGATTTGGCTCACTTACTTCGAGAGCCGCTATCCTGACGATGACGATTTGAACGCTGCATACGAAGACGGTCGCAAAGTGCCTTATCAGCTCTATCGTTGGCTGCGCTTTTGTCAAGAATGCAATCATCATCTCACGGCAGATGACGGCGACATCACGCTTGACGGCAACACAGTATCAGGAACGGCTGCGAACCGCTTGTTGAAGTGGAAGCACGAACTGCACAACTATGCGAACGTGCATTCAGTCATCTGCTATCACATCTTCACTGACTACATCGCAGCTGTTGACCAACGCTCGAAGAATATGATGGTCGGCTTCTATCTCGACACTGACGGCGTTGTGCGAATGTATCTCAATCATCTCTATGACGGCGACACAGTGCTTGGTTCTGACAACGACTGTGGTCTGACAATTCCTGCGCTGCTCGACCCGAACAACGATGAGCAAGGCTTCTATCAGGGACACGACAGCGTGCTGTTCGTGCAGACTGCCGCCGCCGATTACATTTGGCTCAAAGACTATTCGTCAGACAGCGACACGTCAGACAGCACGAAGACAACGACTGTTGCAACGATTGCAGCCGCAATGCGCTCAGTCGCTCTGAGCAGCGGTCTGAAACTATTCTCGCCTGACGGACTTGAAAAGTATTGGATAACAGACCGCCTATCGAAGTGGCCTAAGCTCGTTTCATCGTTTGACGGCTTGCGCAAGTACGTAGAACACTCTGTTGCCAACGACAACTACTTCTACGCTCTGCACGGTCTATCAATACAGCGACTGAGAGACTTCATTAAGACACGTTTCCGTTTCAGAGACGGCTTCTATCAGTGTGGCTCTACGTTCGACAGCGCAGCGTCTATGCGTTGCACGGGCACGAATATGAGCATCACAATCACAGCTGCGAAAGACGGCTACTTCGGTCTCGGTGTCGATACAGCATCGAGCGCACGTGAGAGCGTCTATCTGAAAGAGGGTGAGACTGCAACGCTGCACTCTAACAACACGAACACGGGAAGCGGCGTTATGCTCTACGTCTTCGGTGCAGACCGCATCGGAACGCTCGACCTGACGAATGCGACACCGAAGCAGAGCGGTTGGGACATCTCAGAGTGTGTGCTGCTTCAAAAGCTCATCATCGGCGGCGAAGAATACACACCTGCATCTGACAACGGCGATGAGCTGAACACGCTCAATCTCGGTCAGCTGCCGTTCTTGACACACATCGATGCACGCAATCTCAGCTCGCTCACTTCGATTGATGCAACATATTGTCCCCGACTTGAAGAAGTCTATGCGCTCGGCACTGGCTTGCAGTCGTTCACGGCGGCAGAGACATCGCCTATTGCGAAGCTGCAACTACCTGACACGATGACTGCGCTGACGCTCGTCAATCTGCCGTTGCTCTCTTACACGGGCGATGCAGACACTGACGGACTGACATTCGAGGGACTTTCTGCAATCACACGTCTCTCGCTCTCAGGTTGCCCGAAAATCGACACGTACACGCTGCTCAGCAACATCGTTGCAGACGGTGCGAGCATCACTGCGCTCAGCGTGCCTGACATCACGGTAACGGCTGACACGACCATTCTTGACGCATTGATGAGTTCAGGCGCAGTCGGCATCAACACCGACATCGACAACGCTTGCGATGGTCTGAGCGGCACGTGGACGCTTGCGCATCTCGTAGAAGACGATGTGCTTGCTACGTTGCAGACTTATTTCCCGAAACTCACAATCAACAACTCGCAATACACAATGATTGTGTTCGATGACACAGCGAGCGACCCTGCGAACATCACCAATCTCGACAACGGCAGCACGTACAACGATGATGACGGCTACGTTCCGTCAGGACACATCACGAAGATACGTGCGAAGCTCATTCCCGTGAAAGGCAAGCTCAACGAAGACAGCGGCGTATGGGAGGGCGTGAAAGTCAGCGAGAGCAACTATCAGAAACTCGCAGACGGCTCAGACTTCGACTATACAGACAGTCTCGGTGACGGCTTCGATGTGATGATGCGCATTCCGCACTGTTGGTACAAGGGCATCAACGACTTCAAGAACCAAAAGAAGTACATCGCTTGGAGCAGTCTCGACACAGAGCCTATCTCGACATCAACGAAAATCAACCGCAAGACGCTCTCTGACATCTTATATCAGAGCGGTGTCGCAGTCATCGTTACGAAGATAACTGAGGGCGAAAGCGTGCTGACAGATGACGGCATTCTCGCTGCAACGAGCGGCTACAACACGTATCAGCTCGATGTAGAGGGTATGAAGCAGGTGCGTTGGCCTGGACTGAACCACTCGACAATCGGTGCTTGCTTCTTGAACGAAGACGGCATCATTATCTCTGCTTACAATATGGCAATCTCGAACACGCTGTTCGACTTCGTAGAGGGCGATTACATCTTCATCGATGTGCCTGACGGCGCAAAGACGTTCGTTTTCTCATCTGCGAGCGGCAACAGCGAGCTTGAAGCAATCGCAGTCGATAGCAAAGAGATTGAAGCAATCGAACCCGATTGGGTGGAGCAAGAAGAATGCTTGGGCGGCGTATATGAAGCGAGTGTCGATAGCTTGTTGCAGCTGCGCTCAATCTCAGGTGCGACAGTGAAGACGGGAACGGGAACATCTACGACATCGACAGAGTGGACGTATGACAGCAACGGCGACCCGACAAACACGCCCGTCAGCACGCTGAACTACACGCAGAAAGACTTCCAAAACATCTCTCGCAGACGTGGAGCAGGCTTCCAACTCATCGACTACGAAATGTCGAAGTTCGTTGCTATTCTCTACTATTCGTATGTCGGCAACAGAGATGCGCAGCTGCTCTGCGGCTACGGCAAGTCATCAGGTGGAACTACGGGCTACAAAGACACGCTCGGCAACGCCAACTCTGTTCGTGGAACAAGCAATGACGGCAACAAGATACTCGGTTTCGAGGGCTTTATGGCTTGCACGTATGAGTGGATGGACTACGTTGCACGAAATGTCGCATCGTATGAGAGCTTCTATAAGAACGCTTGCATCGGCGGCTCATCTGACAGCGTTAACCATAAGTGGCACATCTACGACCCTATCAAGAAGACAGAGCGTGTCGTTACGGGCATCACAACGTCAGACGGCTACTGCATCGCACGTGTGAAGCACGGTCGTTACTGCGATACTATTCCGTCTAAGTGCAGCACAGATAAGAGCAAATATGCTACTTACTACTGCGACGGAACGTGGTACAATCAATCTACTGGCCGTGTCGTTGGTCGTGCGAGCAGCAATGCGTATGCGGTCGGCGGTCTCGCCTATGCGGACTCGAGCGGCGCATCATCGTACTCGGGCACGTACTTCGGGTCTCGGCTCGCCTTCAGGGGTGAAATCTCCATTGCCGAATAAAGCGTCAAAGCGCAAAGCGTGGCGGTAATTTTTAATTTAGTGAAGAAGAAATATGAAAAGCAAAACGAAAAGCGAAAGCGCAGAGCGTGGGCGTGCTGAACGCCCACCACCTGCGAAGCTCTGAAACTGACGGCAGAGGGGTTCAGTGCCGTGTCGTTGGTCGTGCGAACAACAATGCGAATGCGAACGGCGGTCTCGCCTATGCGAACTCGAACAACGCATCATCGAACTCGAACACGAACAACGGGTCTCGGCTCGCAAACAGAAAGTTGAAGAATATAAATAATCGTCTCTACGGCAAACCGTTACGAGTTGGCGGACAGCTGAGGGCGAGAACCCTGCGCCACGACAAAAGCGAAGTCGCTAAGCGGCATCGGAAAGTCGAAACATCACGATTGGTTGGTAGAGGTTGGTAGGACTTCTTTTTATGAGACAGTCTCGAAGACCTTAGACCAAAGAACCTGAAGGCGGACACACAAAAAGAGTGCATCAATGAAACGCATCGGCTACGTCATCGAAGAAATAACAGAAAGAGCAAATCTCGAAATCTCTTTCGATACGGTCGTTCACGGCACGCTGCGCAAGAACTTGCGTGAGGGTCGTTGGCTGTTGCGTCATCGTGAGCAGTTCTTGGATAGTGTCGCCGAAGAGATAAAGACGGGCAAAGTTGATGTCGGCAGGTGGCACCCGAAGCTCATTCGTGAGGGCGGCAAAGAGCGTAACATTCAAGTCTTCGATATGAAGACACGCATCAAGATAAACGCTGTTATGTCGGTCGTTGATAAGCATCTGAAAAGACGCTTTATACGCACATCGGGCGCATCAATCAAAGGTCGTGGACTTCACGACTTGAAGCACTACATCGAGCGAGATATGAAACAAGACGCTGCGAATATGCGCTACGTCTATAAGTTCGACATCAAGAAGTTCTACGAGACAGTGCAGCAAGAATTTGTGTGCGACTGCATTCGCAGAGTGTTCAAAGACAAACGTCTCATCTCGATACTCGAAGATTTTGTCAGACTGCTTCCCGAAGGATTGTCAATGGGAATGCGTTCTTCGCAAGGTCTGTGCAATCTTCTTCTTTCTGTGTATCTCGACCACATTCTGAAAGACAGATACGGCGTGAAGCACTTCTACCGCTATTGCGATGACGGTGTGATTTTCTCTGCGAACAAGATTTATCTGTGGGAGTGCAGAGACGTGTGCCACGACTGCATTGAAGCGATAGGACAGCGCATCAAGAAGAACGAGAGCGTGTTTCCGATAAGTCTCGGACTTGATTTTCTCGGTTACCGCATCTTCACAACGCATTCGCTGCTCAGAAAGAGAGTGAAGAAGACATACGCAAGAAAGTTCAAGAAAATCAAAAGCCGCAGACGCAGGCAAGAATTAGTCGGTTCGTTCTACGGAATGGCTAAGCACTGCAACGCACGGCATTTAATGAAAAAGTTATTAACAGATGCTGAAATGAGAAAGTTTTCAGAAATGGGAGTGTGCTACACTCCTGCTGACGGCAAGAAGCGTTTTCAAGGCAAGACCGTGCGTCTCGGTGAGATTGTGAACAACGAAATCGAAATTCACGATTATGAGAGAGATGTCAAGACTGCTCACGGCGACCACCGCTATTTGGTGTCGTTCCGTGATGTCAAGACGGGAGACTTCGGCAAGTTCTTCACGAACTCTGACGAATTGAAGTCTATTCTCGACAAAATCGCAGAAATGGAAGACGGTTTCCCGTTTCAAACAATCATAAGAAGCGAAGTCTTTGACGGCGGCAAATTCAAGTACAAATTCACTTAAATCAAGCAGAGCAATGAACAACAGTTTTTATAAGCAATACGGAGCTTCGGAAGCTCAAAACGGAGTTGTTGTCATCAACACGAAGAACGCCGCAGTGTTCTACGGCTTCGCAAAAGACGCTGACGATGATGAGACGGGCTACAACTGGCGCAAGAACTACGACCACGTGCCGACAATCGCAGAAATCAAGTCAGACATCTTCGCACTCATCAACGCACTGACAGATGCGAAGATACTCAGCGGCTACGAGTGGAACTCGAAACCCGTCTATCTCTCGACAGAAAATCAGTTCAATTTCAAGGCTGCATACGACCTCGCAGTGCAGACTGAGGGCGAAACGCTGCCGCTGAAACTCAAACTCGGCGAAGATGCTGACGGCAACGCAGTGTATCACACATTCAAGTCTCTCACAGCATTCGCAGACTTCTACACGTCTGCAATCGCTTACATTCAGACAACACTCAATGACGGTTGGGTGGAGAAAGACGGCATCGATTGGACTGCGTATGAGCTTCTTGAACAGTAAGAACTACGATGAAGTGAACGGGTGCGGTGTGCGCTTAGGTTGGCTCGGTGTCATCAAGCCGCCGCACCACAAATTCTTCAACACACAATGCGAGCTGCACGATGAGCTGTATAATCTCGGCGGCGATGAGCAAGACCGCAAGCGAGCAGACAAACGCTTGTTCGATGATATGCTCAGACACTCGATTGAGTATTACAGCGAGAGCGCATTCAAGCAATGGCGCTACGTCAGCATCGCACTCGCATACTATTTCGCAGTGCGTCTTTTCGGGCGCAGATACTTCAACTATAAATAACACTCACGATGAGAATATCATTCACAACAACAGACAGCACTTGGGCAACGCTCAGCAACGAAGAAATCGACTTCTTAGAGTATTACTCAGTGAGCGAAGACGAAACTACGGGCGTGTACTCAGTAACAATCGGCGTGCTTGAAGATGACAACAGCTATCGTTACAGAGCGTTGATGCAGAAACCGCAGATAACGCTGAAATTCTCGCTTCCGTTCTATGTCGAGATACCCGTTGGCGCACAGTGCGAATATCAAGGCGAGACGTACTATCTGAACACGCCGCAAAACATCAAGAAGAACGGCACCCGACTGCTCGAATACACGCTCACGCTCGGCGGTCTCGAAGACAATATGTCGCTCTACAAGCTGCGCAATACTGTTGACCGCCGCTTGAAGTGGTCGATGTGTGCAACGCCGAAAGAGTTCATCGAAGAAATCGTGAAGAACCTGAACGAGCGAGACGGCGATGACGTGTGGTCAGTTGGTGAGTGCATCGATGCGAACCCGAAGACAGTCGAGTTCAACCATACGAACATCGACAGCGCATTGCAGTCAGTCGCAGACACGTTCGAGACAGAGTGGGAAATCAACGATTATGTCATCTCTCTGCATAAGGTAGAATACTACAAAGATGCGCCGCTCTCGCTGAGCTACGGCAAGGGAAACGGCTTCGTGCCTGGTCTCGGTCGCAGCGCAGCGAGCGATGACAAACCAATCAAGCGTCTCTACGTGCAAGGCGGCGAACGCAATATCGACAGAGCGAACTACAAAGACAGCAACGGCAATCTCGCAGACAGCGCAGCACTGTTGCTGCCGAAGTCGCAGACGTTGGAGTATGAAGGCAGACAGTACACGTCTGACGCAGACGGCTACTATATTGAACGTTCAGATACCGTAAGCGATGCAGTGAAAGAAGACAGTCTCGACTGCTCGGAGACTTATCCCTCACGCATCGGTACGGTGTCGAGCGTTGAAGTCATCAACGAGAGCAAGAACTTCTATGACATCATCGACAACAGTATTCCTGACGCTCTGAACTACTCTGACTGCTTGATTGAGGGCGAAACGATGACTATCATCTTTCAGACTGGTATGCTTGCAGGAAGCGACAAAGAGTTTGAAGTAACGTACAAGCACAGCGAGCGCAGGTTCGAGATTGTTCCACAAGAAATTGACGGCGTTACGATGCCGAACGAGACGTTCAAACCCGTTGCAGGCGACACTTACGCAATCTTCGGCTGTATGTTGCCGCAATCGTACATCTGCGACAACGACAGTCAGACGGGCGCATCTTGGGAGATGTTCAAAGAAGCAGCGAAGTATCTCTACGAGAATGAAGACCAAAAGTTCACATTCTCAGGCACGCTGCAAGCACTGTGGGCGAAGCGCAATTGGGTGAACGTAGGCGGCAAGCTCAAAGTCGGCTCTTACATACACTTCACAGATGAGCAGTTCGCAGCTGACGGCGTTGATATTCGCATCGTAGGCATCAAGGATTTCCTTACATCACCCTACTCTCCTACAATCGAAATCTCGAACTCTGTATCAGGCTCATCGCTATCGTCTCAGCTGCAAGAAATCGCACGTCAGGAAGTCATCATCTCAGAGCAAAAGAAAGCACTCATTCAGTTCACGAAAAGACGCTTCAAAGACGCTCAGGAAACGATGACGATGCTCGAAGAAAGTCTGCTCAATTACTCGAACAGCATCAATCCGATAGCAGTGCAGACAATGGGACTGCTCGTTGGCGATGAGAGCTTGCAGTTCAAGTTCGTCAAGGCGGTAACGGACAGCGAGGGGAATGTCACCTACGAAGATGACACAGACTTTGCAATCACATACGACAACGAAAACAAGCAGCTCTCTGCAAGCGGCTCAATCTTGCAGCACCTGACGCTCGGCATCGACAGCATCAAACCCTCACACGATGCAAGCGAGTACAAGCGTTGGACGATGACTGCTTACGTCTCGGCTGCTCTCGATGACGCATCTGCGAAGTACTATTTCTATGCGAAGTGCAGCAAGACAGATGAGACGGGAGAGTTCCTGCTATCTACGAGCGCAATCGAAATGGAAAGTGTGAGCGGCTACTATCACTTCTTAGTCGGCATTCTCAATTCTGAGTATGAAGATGAGCGCAGCTTTGCAGAGCTGTACGGCTTCACTGAGGTGCTGCCTGGTCGCATCACGACAGACCGCATCGTTTCGACTGACGGTTTGAACTTTCTCGACTTGGCGAAGAATGCGCTGCACATCGGCAACAATAGCACGTACATCGATTGGAACAATCTCGCCGAAGCGGTGCTATCGCTGAAAAACGTTACGATTGAGACAGTCAATTCAGGCGGCACCGTTATGTATCGTTTCAGTGGCGAAGACGGCTCAGGCAATCTCGCAATGGGCAATATCACTTGGGACACGAACGGCAATCTTGTTGTCAGCGGCACTATCAACGCATCGGCAGGAAAGATTGGCGGCTTCCGCATCTCATCGAGCGGCATCACGAATATGGGCGAAGACGGTTCATTCGATGATGATGCTTATATCATATTCAGAAACGACAATTACGGCACGTTCGCAGGTATCGGGGGCAATATGCTACCTGCAACGGCAGGTGGTCTGCGAGCAGTCGCACGTTTCGAGAACCACAATGAGGGCGAAAACGCTTATATAAAAAGCGTGTTTGCCAACTATGCAATCGTAGCGTCTGCGAAGAACTCATATAAGAACTGCGCAATCGCTATGAATGGCGGCTACATTGAAGGTTTTGCGTTAAAAGTGCAGAGCGTAAAAGCGACAGCAACGCTAACGAGAGGAAACAATGTCATTCTCTGTTTGAACAGCTCAGAAATCTCTATCACGCTGCCGAAGATGAGTACGTATGATGACGGCTATTTCATTATGATTAAGAACTTGAACGGCTCAAACGTAAAGATTTTCCCGAACCAATCAGAACACTTCAAGACAGACAGCTCTTATTCGACAACGACAGAGACGTGCAGCTCTTATATCTTTTATGACAGAGGAAGCATCGCACGCTACGGCAAAGACGAATACGATAATCTCGAAAGCGCAGGTGATGCAACGATGTATGTCTATTGCAGAGACATTCAGATAACGAAAGACGATGTTACTTATCGTGGTGCTTGGGTGCAGTGGAAATGCCCACGTGATTGGTAATCTTGGTGAGAGAAAAGTTTTGGTGTTAAATATCGCACTTTTTCCGCAAATCAAGTGCTTATTACGCACTAATTTTACTAACTTTGTACGCAAATTCGCAGACAAATGAATGCACAACAGACAATAGACGTAGCGAGAGGTATCAGCGATGTAGGTATGATGGCCGTAACATCGGCTTTCTTTCTCGTTCTTGCAGCTTTTATGATGATACAGATTTTCAAGTGGTTCAAGTCGATTATCGGTGATATGATAACCGAAAATGGCAAGACGATTGACGCTCTGTTAGAAGAAACGAGAGCGCAAAACACTATGCTTGAAGACGTAGTTGAAGCATTAAAACCTGAAACGGTGCTGCGCATCAAGAACATCAGCAAGACTGAGTTCGATTTGTCTGTTCACGAAGTCTGCGCTATCATCAAGACAGTCAAAGAGCAGAACCACATCGCAGACAGAGCGGCGACAGAGACGAAAGTCGCTACGCTGCTCGTTAATCTGCACGAAGACAGAAACAGCCGTCTCGATTACTTCAAATATAAGGGCAAACCGCTCTCGCAGTACGTCAGGCACGATTGGATTGATTGGGTCAAAGACGTAGTGCTGAAAGAGGTCTATGCTCAGACATCATCGCAAGAACGCACTCGCTCGAATGTCGATGCCGTGTATCGGCGCATCAAACTCGACTTTTATCACAACTTAGACAAATGAAAGTACTTATCGACAATGGACACGGAAGCAACACGTCAGGCAAACGCAGTCCTGACGGCACGCTGCGTGAATACGCATACACACGTGAAATCGCATCACGCATCGTTGAGCGTCTTCAATCGCTCGGCTATGATGCAGAGCGCATCGTAACAGAGACAACAGACGTTCCGCTGTACGAACGCTGCAAGCGTGTGAACAGAATATGCAGACAGCTCGGCACGAAGAACGTGTTGCTCGTTTCAGTGCATCTGAACGCCGCAGGAATGGGCGATTGGCGGTCTGCACGTGGTTGGAGCGTACACATCTCTCTAAACGCATCGAAGCGCAGCAAGCGTCTCGCATCGCTGCTCTGCGCAGCCGCAGAGAATGAGGGGCTGACTATCAGACGACCGATGCCGTCTCAGGATTGGTGGGTGCAAAATCTCGCAATGTGTCGAGATACGTACTGCGCCGCAGTGCTGACTGAAAATCTCTTTCAAGACAACAAGCAAGACGTTGCTTTCTTGCAGAGCGAAGTCGGTAAAGAGAGCATCGTCAATCTGCACATCGAGGGCATCACGGCTTATATCAATGAAATAAATTCATCAAAGTGAGATTTTCTTTTCATACATATTTAATAATAGCTGTGCTGAGTGCCGTGTTATCGTCTTGCGGCACTCAGCGGCAAGCAGTCTCGACAGTCTATCGAGACAGCGTGCAAGTGCAGGTGCAGACGAAAATCGAATGGCGCACAGACACAGTGTTCTTCGAGATACCTGCTCAGACAGCGCAGCGAGAGACACGGGACAGTGTGAGCCATTTGGAAAACGACATCGCTTTCTCTGACGCACGTGTGAACGCTGACGGCTCGCTCTTTCACTCGCTGAACATCAAGAAGCAAAAGAAGCAAAAAGAAGTCAGCACGCCAATCATCTACAAAGACAGCGTGCGCACAGAGTATGAGTACATCGAAGTCAAAGAGCCGCAATACATCGAGAAAGAGCTGAGCAAGGCACAACGGTTCAAGCTGCGTGCGTTCCCGTTCTTGCTGCTCGCTATCGCTGCGATGCTCTGCTATCGCTATCGCAAGAACATAATTTCTATCATATTAAGGTTAATAAAATAGTTAGTTTTAGTATTAGTTTTTTCAGGTAAAAAGACTTTTTCGGCGGTGGTTTGTGAAAATCACCGTCTTTTTTTCGCCGTTTCCGAAAAATCTTCCTATCTTTGCGGCAACATTCAGATTTTGACTTCTGAATTGCGTTGAAGCCGCCCGATGTCGCACTCACACACAAAAGCAACATTGGGCGGTATTTTTTCACTTTTTGTTGCTCGTTTGTTACTCGTAGAGGTCGAGCGAAAAACACGAAACGTCATAACACACTGACAAACAAATACTTTAACGTTTCAAATTTCGCTTACAAGAGATTTTGCGTCGGCAAGTAAAGACACTATAAAAGCATCTTTTTTACCATTTACGC